GGTGTTAGAGAATTGCACCACCCTACATTTAAAACAGAATTTCTTTAATTGGAATAAGATCTATCACCAAATTTAAAAATAAAAGGTTAAGTTAAAACGGCTATAGAAACTCAGTAGTACGGCACCGACACAGCTAATAGACATTCGTAGCCCGCTAACTATTAGTGCTCATGGGCGCAACCGCAGAACGCTGAAAGGTTACGCTTTGCGCCGCACTTAAACCAACAAAAAGGCCAGCTTTATAGCTGGCCTTATCTTTAAAATTGTGTTCGCCATCGATGATCATCGATAAGCGTTTTATAGTTCATGCGTACATGACAGAATATTAATAAGTAAATATTGAAAGTATCACCATCACGGCGTATTTCATATATAAAGCGATAATCACCTTTAATCATTTCTCTGAAAATAGGTGAGTCGTAATACTCACATTGTTTGCCTGATTCTGGCAAAGCAAGGAGCTGATTTTTCCAATCGCCAATAATGGCTTTTATGGTACCTCTTGCTGCGCTCATGCCGTGAGATTTAGCGCGCCATTTAATAGCGTCTTTAACGAGGTCTTGTGCGTATTCAGTAATTTCAATATTTACATTGTTCATAGTCTGCCTGTTTTAAATTGAACTTAAAAAGTCATCGATAGGCGCGGTTTTACCTTCTTCAATGTCTTTTCGTGAATTAATTAATAGCTCCATAAAGGCTATTTTTTCTTGCTGACGCTCGAATGCTTCGTGTGTTTGTACTACTAACGATTCTTTACCGTTTTGAGTGACAAACAACGGAGCAAAGCCGAGTTCGTCAGGCAAGCTTGCCGCTTTAGCCTTCATTTCGCTGATTGTTGCAATTAGTGTCATCCATTGTTCCTCCGATTGTTGATCGCAAGTCTATAAATTGAGGTTAGTCTAAATATGGACTTGAGGTCTAAATATAGACCGATTGAGGTTGCAATGCAAATATTAATCAAATAGGCAGGGTTAGTTGTTGGGGTTTTTCCTTTTAAGTCGGGCTTTTATTTCACTAATACTTAATCCGTTTTCGTATAGGCCCCGTTCGCGGGCTTGGCATATTAGTTCATCACGGCGATCAAGCCATTTTATTAATGCGGTGCTGCTTACACCTAAGCGCCGTGCAATTTCACTTTTAAATACATCTTGGCTTAACCAAAAAAGTATTTGGTTTTCGGTTGTATCAAGTTTGCTTTTAATAATCGCACCTTTAGCCCGTCCTGCAGGTAAGCCCTGTTCTTGGCGGCGCTTAGCGGCTGCTTTTGCTTTTCGGCTGCGTTGTTTGCTGAAGTCTTGAGCGGCAAAAGCTTGCCCTATTTGTATAAAGAATTGGCCAATGTCGTTTTTATGGCTGGGTGTGAGGGTGTCACCAGTTAAGCAAAAATGCAGCTCTGCCCCGGCATTTATAATCCGGGTGGTCACTTCCATTATATCGCTGATTGAATCTCGGCCTAGTCGTTCAATGTCATTCACTAATACGCGATCACCTGGCGCAAGACGCTCGATTAAATCAACAAGGCCGCGCTGGGCTTTGTCGGTTTGTGAGCCGCTCAGTGTGTATTCATACCATTTGTATATAAATAGCCCGTGCTGCTCAGCGTAACGGGTGATTTTATCGCGCTGGCCTTTCGAGTCCTGTTTATGGCCATCGCTAATGCGTATGTATGCGTAATTCTTTGCCAATCCGTGCCTTTCAACTTTAGGGTTGTTTTAGTATCGCTAGAGTTTACATAGTGGGCTGATATCAAAGCGAATTTAATAAACTCTAGGGTAAACCCTAAAGTGTGCTTAGTGTCAAATTAAAGATGGCAAGTAAATTGCTAAAGAAGGGGGTTAACTACTATTAAGGAAATATATACATGACATTATCAGCACTTTTACTAAGCACTCTTTCAACTGGCGCATTACCAGTGGCAAATATTGATACGCGTAAACTTCAAGGATCTGCGGGAATCATTATTCAGCCACCAAAGAAAAAAGAGCTTAATGGCTCTGCGGGTATTATTATTTTACCACCAAAGAAAAAAGAAAACTAAAATTGATTCGTCAGTGAAAGCCAGCTTTATAGCTGGTTTTTTTGTGCCCAAAGAGATATTCTATCCACTCTATCAAAGGAGTGGGCATGTTCGACTACATAGCTGAATTATATAATGAATTTATGATTGTAAGGTCTACACATGAAGTGTTTTCATTGCAAAGTGTTGTAGCATTTGCATATGTTGTTGCATTAATTCGCTCAATTTATCGCGCCCACTTTAATAAAGAGTTATTTACAGACTTTTTATCGATAGCGGTGGTATGTGTAAAGTACTTGCTTACATCGTTATTGATGGAACGTGTATTTGTATATATCGCCGAGACAGGTAATTGGCATTCGGCACAAAATGTTTACTTGGCATTATTTGCGATCAATATGCTCAGTATGTATGTAGCTTACTGGTTGCATACTCATTTAAGCTTTAAGTTTGGTTTATTATTCTTGGCTGTTATCAAGCTTACTGGGATAGTAGCGGTTTCACATCTTATTATATGGTTCAAGTTTGTGGTTTTAAATACACAAGAAACGCATGAATGGCTACACTACATTTATAGTGTAACTGTATTATCTGTAAGCATATTACTTGCAATAGCCATGCTTTTTCCTAATATTCTACGCACGCGTTTTGGGTGTATAATTGGCTTAAATTTGCCAAGGAGGCAAGAATGACAACAGCATTTATTGTTGCGATATTGCTTTGTATCGTTTTGCTTGTAATAAGCACAGTCTACACAATGAAAAACCGTTACTTTGAAAACCAAGTTCGCAAGTTGTCCGAGCAATATGCTCGTTTGTCTATTGATTTCAAAAATGAAACTAACCCAACACGCGCTTTTGAGTTACATGCTAAAGCTGAAAAAATTAAAACAGATCTTGAATTAATGATTGGTAAATCAACAACGATGCATCGTTATGATTTTGAGTTAGCTGATATAGATTTAAGCTCAAAAGAGCCTGAGCCTGAATTGAGTTTAGGTGAGCTAATGCGGCAATATGAAGAAAAAAGTAATAGTCGCGTTATTTACGCTAAGTTTAACCAAGACAAAAAAGACAGCTAAGCGCTGTCTTTTTTGTTTTTAGTCCAGTGTAAATTTAATTCATGTTCTATGCTGGCCGCTTGAATCTTTGCTAGGTTCTCTATGTCATCAGGTGTGTCGGCTTTATTAATAAAACCGCCACCTTTCAATTCAAGTAAGCTTTTAATTAGGCCGTTTTTAATTACGAGCAGATCGTTTCCGTCTATTTGCTTCACTGGGGTACCATATAAAAGTTGATCAAAGCTTATGCCTGTTTCACGGCATGTTTGGTCAATAACTTCATAAGGTAACGACGCCCGATTTATTCTTGCTGTGCAAAAAGAAGTACTCAAACCTAAGTGCCTTTCTAACTCAGCATTGTTATTTAATTGGTAAGCTAAACAAACACGGCGAAACACGTCTTTAACGTGCTGTTGTTGTGCAGTTAGTTGTTTATCTTGCTTTTTAAACATGCGGGTACCTTGTTATTATTGCCGATATAGTAACCGACTTTTTTTGTAATTTCATTCCCTTAAAATCACAAAACTTACATTTTGTAAGTTTTTATTGCATTCGCTGAAATTTATGGTACTTTTTCAGCGGTGATTAAGTCGTTATTCAGGGATAAGTTATGGACAATTCAAGCGCAACAACAATCGAAAATATAAATGAAGCGCACTCATTGGCGGTGGTTCTGGCTAGAGCAACAGAGGACGATCCACATTTGCTTTGTGTAGCACAGCGGATCGCCATATTGCTAGGTGACAGCGTTACTCAATTAAATAACGGCCAATCGATTCTCGAAACCAAAGCGGCTTAGTTGCAAGCCAACTAGCCAGTAATTCTGGCGACAGTGTTTGTAAATCAATTAGACGCATTTTTTCAATTGCTGTATATTGTGTATTATGTGACATTTAAAGTTCCTCTTTGGGTGTTGCGTGTTAAGCCGGTGGGGGTCGAAGTTCACCGGCTTTATCTTGCCTTTATTCTTCTTTCTCTAACTTTTCAGCTATCGAGTCATAAATAAAAGCGCTAAAGTTACCGTGATATTTGCCAGCTTCTTTTAGCTTATTAAAGCGTTCTTCTAAGCTTACTGGTAATTTGTTCAATACTTTTGATTTGGTGGTTTTTTCACTAGGCTGCTTGTTCTCACTCAGCGCTGCACCTTTGCCAATGTTTGAATCGACGATTTTGCTAAATTTATTGTTCATCTTTCTTACTCTCTAATAAAAGCGTTACTTCTTTCGCTAATGCTTTGATATCTCTTGCAGCATCGCTGTATTTGGTTTTTCGGTGTGCGGTTACGCCCACACCTTCAAAGTGTGCGATGTTATGAAATTTGCTAGTTGGTATGCGGGTAGAAAGCATTTTTAAATGAGACATTTCATTCACAAAGCCTTCGAAGTCTTCAAAGTGTTTACGGCTAGGGTGCGTTCGCGTTAAGAACACATGGCCAACTTGTTGTTCGCCTAAATCATTACTTATTTCTACGAGCATATCGTTAAAGCGATTTAACCCTTTAACCTCTTTTATGTCGTCGTTGCTTGGTACCAAAACAACATCGGCCAAGGCGATGGCTACACGGTTTACATCTGAATCGAAACCGCCGCAGTCAACCACAATCGTTTTACCTTGTTCGCTTTGCCTTAGCGTTTTGATCATGCTTGCTTTATCAAGGCCGTGAATAACATTTAGTTTATTACCTGGCTCTCTATATTCATTTAAGAACGAAATACCATCGTGTGCATCTTGGTCAATTATGATGTCCGGTTTCATTATTTCGACTAAATTTAAAGCAGTGGTGGTTTTGCCAACCCCGCCTTTTTGGTGTGCTAGTACTATAATCATGCTCGTTTCCTCTTGTTGGCCTAATTAAAGTAAAACATACTTTTTAAATATGCAAGTAATATTTAAAAAGTATTTAATAAATATTTATTTTATAAGTGAGCCGATTAAATCTTGCTGTAAATTTTGTTTGGTATTAGCCTTAACTAGTAAATAACAATGCAAAGGGAATCGATATAGTGAAAGGGTTTGTATTAGCAGCAAGTGTAACTTTGGCATTAGCTGGTTGCGCGAGTGGCAATTATTCGGTGGGCAATGATTTTGCTAGTGAAAACGTGGCGAATATTGAAAAAGGTAAAACGACGGTCGAGCAACTTAAAACGTGGTTTGGCGAGCCCTATTCAAAAACACCAATTAGCGCTACTCAAACAAAGTGGATGTATATCCACAATAATGGGAACACAAAAGTACAGTCGTACTTAGTAACAGCAAAGGTTGAAACAACCGGCTATCAAAAGGTACTTGATTTGCTTATTGAAGATGGCCTAGTTATTAATTACACATTTAGCGAAGGGCCAACAACGCAAATGAATGCAAGTGGTGGTTACACTAATAATTAGTGTTAAACCCCGCAATAAGCGGGGTTTTTTTAGGCTAAACGTGCTTGCTTGGTTCGCTCAAGCTGTGAATTTGCTTAAAAATCATATCGTATTGCTGTAATAATCCGAGCAAACCATCAAGATCCCGTGCAGCAGTCCGCACGTTCGTTACTAATACAGGGGTTTTATTTTTTTCAGCTAACATAAGCTGGTTAAGTAATGCCGCCATCGGAGTAGGTAATAAAGTACTGCCGTAGTTAAAGGCTGTCATTTTATAACTTTGCAGCACGCTGGCCTCGGGTAAATCAATATGCTGGTGTTCAATTGCAGGTACTGTTTCGGTTGTGGGTTTGCTTAAATTAAATTGCTCTATCAGGATTAACGCCTGGCTAAATAAGTGGGCGGGGATTTGCTCGTATTTGGCAACCCCAAAAGTGGTTTTTAATTTTCCATATACACGGTTGTAAATACTAGGACGTTGTTCGCTTGGGTAACTGTGTGCCAACGAACCAACTTTTTGTTGAATTTTCCGCTGTTGTGCGGGGCTTAATGTGCCGTATTGTAGGTTATTTAGCTTTTCGGCCATGGCGTTAAACGCGGTAATGTACGCCTCTTTTATGGCAGCGGCTTTTTTGCCAGTGAACCCCATGACTAAAAACATAAAGCCGTCTTTGGTGATCTGGTACACCTTGCTTTCTCGCTTAACAGTACCAGCTTGAATAATTTCTACGTGAGCCGAAAAGTTGGCTGACGTAAATTTATCAGAACAATCTAAACTTTTTATCTTTTCTAATATATGAGTGTGGCGCTTGCCGAATGCTTCAGCAATTTTTAATGATGTGGTAACAAGTTTACTTTCTTCGCAAGTAATGGCGTTAGTTGGGATGGTGTTAATTGTGGTCATAATTGACTCCTTTGGAATAAATAACACTTACCGCCAAAGGTTCGAATCTTGGTGGCAAGCTAAAACGAGGTTCGAACTACCGCTCCAAAGGTACGGCCCACCGAAGTGGCCTCGCCCAGCTTGCCATAATATGGGTGTGCTAAAGCGCGCGCATTAAAAAACCAGCTAAAAAGCTGGTGACATGCACCTTTGGAAGATAGCGGAGTTCGAATCCCGACACTGGATTTTGCCAGTGCCTTTTCACTATAGCCCCGCCAAAGGCGCGTTGTCAATTAGGTGTTATTTAAGTAACTGGTATTTTGCCCCGCAGGCTAAGCAAATTGCGCGTTTTGAACCTGAACGTGTTTGCTCAAGGGTAAAGCTGCATTTTTGGCAAACAACTTCTTTAACTCTTTGAGCCATTCTTTCATTTATGCCAGTTATATTGCGCTTTACTGGCTTTACTAATCCCAGCGCCTTGAGTGTTTTTTTGTACTCTTTTGCAATCCATTTGCCATCGGCTTCATGGTGTAAACCATCGCCCATCATATCACCTAGCTTAACTAGTTGTTTATGTAATCTGGCTTTAGTTTCTGGTGATAGATCAGCCATACGCAGCAAGCCCTTTTCTTAATTCTTCGGCGCACTCAGGAAATGCTTTAATGTTGCGCTTTATGTCTTGTTTGCTCATCCACAACCAATAACTTTCGCCATCGTCATCAATAATGTCGAATCGTGCCGCTACTTTACCCCGCGCGTTACGGATTTTATTAAATTCGATAAATGTAATTTGCATTGATAAATTCCTGTAACTTAAAGGTTGTGATTAACGGGGATCATGTCTTTATCGTGTACCACCCCATCTTGCAGTTCGTTAACGGTAAATAACCAATCTTTTGCATATTCTATGGTTTCATCGGCCATTCTTAACCCGCCTTTGGGGGCTGCACAAAGTTGCGCGCCTGTTTCTGGGTCAAATGTAACTAAGCCACCTCGCCCGCTTTGGTGTAGGTATAACAATGATCTGCTTTCAAACATGCTGCCGTCTGGTCGTTCCATTTTTGTTGTTTGCGGCCAAATTATTAAGTGATCTTTGCCTTTGTGGTATAGGCCCGCGCCTGTGTTATGTTCTAGCTCTGCTTTTTGCTGACGTATTTTGTTAATGCATTCGTTATAACGCTGTTCATGGTGGGCAATCGTTTTGCGGTATTCTTTAGCTTCAAGCATTAATTTTTTATTACGCGCTTGGGCTTTTACGTTAGCCTCTTTAGTGCGCTTTATTTGTTCTTTTAGCTTTTCTGGGTTGAGTTGCTTTAGTTCACGAACGGCTTGCTGAGCAGCTTCTAATTGCTGCTTTAGTGTTGTTATTTGATTAAGTTGCGCTGTCGTCGTCTTTGCGAGTGTTTGCGCATCTTCAATCGCTTTAGCAGCTTTTTTTAAATCTTCTGTTTGCTGCGCTAGGCTTTCTTGCTGAGAGGCAACAAGGCGCTTTTCTGCTTCAAGTTGAGATTTTAGTATCTGGATTTCATCAGCTGTGTTTTGTTTATAAAGCTCATGGATTGTTTGTTGTTCTTCACTTTCTGCTTGCTCTTGGTTGTAAGCATGGATAAATGAAGTTAATAAATCAGATGAATGTACTTGAGTTAGTATGTCTGTGATCTGATCGTGACTTGGTTGCTCGTTTGTCATGTTATTTCTCGTTTAATGCGTTGTGGCCCATGGCCATAAGTACGTTTTTTTGAATTGTGCCAAATTGGCAAGGCTGACCAATTAGGTGTGGGTTAAACTCAATGAGGCACATTGGTTTGTTGAGTTCTGCAGGTTCTTCTTTACCAGTTCGTGAATTGATAAAGCGAATACCGCCACTGCGCCATTTTAATTTTGGCTCGCCCTTATTAGGCCCGCTTTTATACACGCCCTGTTCTTCGTAGTAGCCAACAATGTCTATGATTTTGCTCGCTCTGTCGTGCGGCCACCATTCGGTACGATTGTCGCGCGGCACGAGTAAGGTGCTTAATACACCTTTATTTTGCTGCTCCACGACTTTGTCTACCCATGGCAGAATGTTGCTATAGGGTGGGTTTATCCAAACAGCGGGCGTTTCTTCAAATGGTATAATGTCTGCAGACCAATCTATCTTTAATGCATTGCGCTGCTTTGTGTAAAATTGATCACATAAAGCCGATTGCTTTGTTGCTGCAGCATCAAGTACATAGTTGTATTGGCTGTTAAATGCAGCAAAGAGCCACAAAGGTGTGCGGGTTGTATCGCGATGCCGTTTTGTGCTTTTGCTAGCATGGTTGTTGATTGACGCCATTATGCTACCTCTACGCGTCGAGCTACACGAACATGAGTACGAACTAAACGAACGGGGCGCATGGCTTTTGTGTCGCTAATGTGGCTTGCTCCTAACACAGCCAAGCAAAGGCATAATGTGCGAGTGCCCAATAACCCTAACTGCCAAGCACGGTGCATTAAATGAGCAAGGGTTTTAGCCCCAACCTTTGCTTGCATGAACCGCAGCTGCACACCTAACTCGGTTTGGTTATAACCAAGGGAACTGCCAATTTCATAATTGGTTTTGCCCTCGGCCAGTTGGTTTAATATCGTTTTTTCATGCTCGTTTAACATGGCGGCTATCCTTGTTGTGTTATTGCTACTACGTTTAAATCACCAATCGCAATGGCGGTGTTTTGTAACGCAAGCTGTGTATCTTCTGCATCGTGCTGTATAGCAAGTGCATGCATAATAATTTGCTCAACGATTTCGGGTGTAACACTCCCCTCACTTAAGCGAATGATCGCCTCTGCGTTGTTTTTCATTGAAAGAAGGCGCCCACCTTCGCGATTAAGTGACTTTAAAGTGTTTCTTTGTGCTTGCGCGAGTGTAGTCATTTGGTAGTCCTTCGTTGTGTGTATATTTTCTATTTGATCACGTTTCGTGGTTTCTGTTGGCGAAAAAAAGCCATTACAGCTTTTTATCAGCCCATTGCCAGTGACCAATGTACTTCCCGATAATGTCGAGGTTTTGTAATTGGCTTTCTGTCATTGGTTGGTCGCTGTAATCTTTTTTGTTGTGAGTAAATAGGGTGAAACCGCCGCCTATCTCGCCGCGAATACCTCGCAGAACAACCCCTGAATCATCTTGAATCGCATAGATGCCAGGTTGTTTTGATACACGCGCAACACCTGTATCAATGAACACGGTTTCGCCTTTGTTAAAGGCATCTGTCATGGCGTCATCTGTCACTGTTACTTCACGCAAATTATGTTCTGAAATATTAAGAGACTTTAACGTTTTGCGATTAATTGCCACTTCGCTTGTATCACTCACTGCATAGTGAGGCGAACTGCCATCGATGTTTGCGTTCAGGCCAAGCACGTATTCCAGTGATACATCAAACGCTCTGGCAATTTCTTTTAGTAGCTCGCCACTGGGCGTACGTAGTCCCGTTTCATAATTAGACCAAGCAGTCGGGCTTAACCCAACTTTCTTTGCAGCTTCGCGCTGTAACAGTTTTTTGCTGGTTCTTAGCTCTTTAAGTCGCTCAGTAATTGTTGCTGTGCCTTGTTCATTCACTGTAAGAGTCTTCATAGGCTGCTCATGTTAACCGTGTATTTTTAAGATGGTAACACAAAATGTGTTAATTGCTAGCTGCAAACCCACAAAAAGCATGCTATAAGTATTTTTAAATACCACGATACGTGTTATTGTCTAATAAAAATCACATAAGGTGTTTTTATGACATTTGCAGAGTGGGTAAATACAAAGTTTGGCGGTTCATCAAAGGATGCGGCAGCACATTTAGGCTTGCTGCACCGAACCGTTTATAGCTATTACGCCCTTGAGCGATTCCCGCGCCCAACACAGTGCCAAATTATCTTGTTAAAGAGTGAAAACAAGATTGATTTGGAAAAGTGGCAACAAGCGTTTTCAAATAAGAAAAACAAAAAGGTGAGCACATGATTATTGTTTTGTTTGCAGGTACCCCAGAAGCGCTAAGAGCTGTGTACGGGCACGTAAATGCTCAGCACAAAGGGCTGCTTGATTATGTGAATTTGGGCACAACTGATAGCGAAAAAGTACGCCTTAATCATGCGGCTAATACAGGCTGCATGTTTACCGAACACCGCGTAACGCTCGTTTTTAACCCGCAAAATGCAGAAGAGTTAAAGCTGCTTAGAGCACGTAAAGCGATTATTTGCCATCAGTATGGGAGCAATTTATCGCGCCCAATTTATAACGATGTTAGCTGTGCCCGGGGGGATTTTTATTTTACAGATAAGGTCGTTAATAAGTGTTTACCTGGCCACGTTTTAACGCCTGATGAATTACTTAGCGAGTGCCGAATAAAGCACCGTAATAACCGCGTAAGTGCGAAAAAGAGTAAGTGATTATGGTTGGTTCGGTGCGCAGTAAGACACAAGAACGAGAGCTTGATGCTTATTTAGAGTTGTGGGCCCGTTGGGTGCATTCGGGCGCCGTTCGTCGTAGCACATCAATTATGCAAATTATTATGGAGCAAGGCAGTTTTGCTCGTGGCTGTTCTGGCAGCAGGGCATTAGTGACCGACTGCGTTGAGCTAACAATTGAATCATCGCTTTTGCGGTTAAAAGAAAAAAACAAGAACGCTGTACTTGTGTGTCGCTATGAATACGGGGCTTTGCTCATAAAGAACTTACCAGTAGATGCGAAACGAGTTGATAGAGCGCTAAGGCTTGGTATGAGTTTACGAACTTATAACCGACGCTTAGCTGAGGCCCGTGAGTGGTTAACGGGGTGTTTAATTGCCAGTGGAGATATGAAATGAAAGAACGATTTTTAGAGCCTTTACACAAAAACGATACACCGTATTCAGGTTGGAAACGCCCTTCGAGACAAACCTTAACAAAAGCTGATCCTGCGAAGGTTCGTCGCCGCCGCGTTCATGAAGATATGAAAGCTTTAAAAGAAATCGAACAGCAATACACGTTTTAGTTATCCACAAATTTTCTTAATAAGGTGTGATTAAATAATGAGCCATTACCGCGCTAACCTCACAGACAACCTAATAAAACAGCAAGTTAGCGCTGGGTTTAATCGGTTTCGTGATCCGCGCTATCCGCTTGTGCTAAGAATGCATGCATCACGTAAAACAGGCTCATGGTTTTTAGTCGACTTTAAATCAGACAATTGGCATAAAGTTGGAACATGGCCTGTGTTCAGCTGTAAAAAAATGCTTGAGCTAGTACCAGATTTAATGGCGAAGCATCAATTAGATTTACCCGTTATTACCAATCAATTTGAAACAGTTAGCGAATTATTGGCATGGTTTTCGAGTCGTCAAGAAGCAGATAAAACAATATCTGAAAAACGCCGTATTAATATAAAGTCGACGATAGAAACCCACTTAATACCAAAGTTAGGTCAGTGCGAATTAGCCACGTTCTCTAATGTTGAATGTGAAAACCACTTGATTTGGCCAATGCAAAATGATGATTATGCATTGAGCTCTATTCGCCATCATTTTCAACTACTAAAACGCGCCTTTGATCAAGCAGAAAAAACCGAGTTAATAGAGCGCAATCCATTAAAAGACACAACGTTTAAATCATTCATTCAAACAGCAATCAAGCCAAAAAAAGCCCGCTTGTCGATTGGTAACGAGCCAGAACTTGCTTTGTCATTATTAAAGCCTAATACCATGGCCGAAATGATGTGCTGGTTTATGTTGTTGCATGGTACCCGCATAGGTGAAACCCGCCAGTTAAAGTGGGAGTTCATAGATACGAACCATAACTTGATCACTTTACCAGAAGAAATCACCAAAACAACTGAGCATGTCATACCACTAACTGATCACGCGCTTAAAACGTTAATCGATTGGCATAAGAGAAGCCTAAAAACCAACCGCAGTAAATACATTTTTCCAGCCAAAAAGCGCGGGCCAATCTCTGAAAGTGATGCAAGCAAACTAGTAAACCAAGTGAGCAATAAGAAGTGGAGCGCCCATGATTTGAGAAAGTTTTGCCGTGGTCGCTGGTTGATTATTGGTATCGATTCAGTGGTGGCTGAACTGCTATTAAATCACAAATTAACAGACCTGCAGCAAACGTACTTGCAAGAAGACCCAACACCTATAAAAAGAGAAGCTTTGGCGCGCTGGGCTGACCATTTACATGCAGTGAAAACGCAATATGAAACCAAGACAGAGGCAAGATCATACGATTTTAACGCGCTTAATTAATCCGTTGTGTGGTGTGGGTTAGGGCGCATTTGGGGCAATTTACAGGAAGGAAGATGTAATGATAGATATTTACACAGATGAAGCAGCGATTTTATTACAACCAGCTGAAAAGGTTTTACGTAGTTTTAGATTGTCAAAAATAAGCTTATTTACAGGTTTTAAACGGGTTAAATATTACCAACAACCTCACCACTTAATTGGTGCAAGTCATCGTTGCTATTCAGCGCATGATCTTAAAGAAAGATACAAAGCGGTAATGAATTTTGTTAACCCTACTTATTACTTTCCAAAAGTTACGGCGGGGGTGTAGCTGTGGTTAATTTATTTAAAAGAGCTTTTAACTTTTTGACGGTATCAAAAGCCAATCATGCCGATTTAGCTAAGTGTGTAAATCCTTATGATGGATATAAAATTATTAGAGCAGAGCTTGATTTAGTCAGTTCAATGTCATTAATCAAGTACACCAAATTAAAAAAATCAAATTTAATAAAACGCACACCTCCTTTTTATGTAATGAGCATGGAAAAGTTCCTTTTAGCGGCAATTATTTCGAACCACCCGCTTGGACAAAAAGATGAGCTTTTGGCCTCGCTTAAGCTTTTTGAAATTGCGAACGGATTAATGGAGCTTATTTCAGCTGAGACTCAGTTACCCACTTCACTTGATTACTCAGTTTTAGAGGATGAAATTAAAAAACGGAGAAACGCATCATGATCTCATTCACTCCAATAGAGCTAATTGCCGCGATTGCTGTTTTAGCGCTTATTTGCCTTGCTGCAGTTGTGATCGCGTTCTCACTTGGCCGTGACTCAGTAAACATTGACCTTGAGGTTAAACGCCGCGTTATACAGCCAAATTTACCATTTATTGGTTATCAACCAAGAACAATACGCACGCCACCAATGATGGCGCCACCAAGAAAGGTTTAAGGGTAAATACTATGAAAGTTATTCCGATGATATTCAATCAAGCCATGGTATCGGCGCTTATTGACGGCAATAAGACAGTTACACGCCGCCCTATGAAGCTAGAAACAAAGGATAGTGATTTGCACTGTTTTCTAAAGCCAAATGAGGTAGCCGGTGAAGTGAATAATGGCAATTTCCAAAATTCACTTTATAAGCCAGGTGATCTTATCTGGGTTCGTGAAACTTTTTGTATTGGCCGTATTGATGAACTAGATGCCGAACACCCTGCAGACAGAGAGTTAATTATAGAGCAATGCACTGGTGATAATAACTACATAACTAAAAGCCTTGCTATTCAAGAAGGTGTAACAGAGCTTTGCGGCGTAAAGTGGAAACCATCTATTCACATGCCAAGAAAAGCAAGTCGTTTAACTCTGCGTATAACAGCAGTCTATTGTGAAAGGCTCCAAAACATAACTAAAGAGCAAGCAAAAAGAGAGGGGGTTTCACCAACCGGCTGCACTAAAGGCTTTTGGGTTAAAGCATATCAAATGCTTTGGGATTCTATTTACTCAAACTGGGATAAAAACCCGTGGGTATGGGTAATCGAGTTTGACGTTTTACAAAAGAATATCGACGAGGTGTTAAATGGCAACGGGTAAAGTTTCACCTGGCGATAAGTTCAATAACTGGACTGTGGTTAAACAGGGCGAAAAAGATAAACAAGGCGGTCAGCAATTTCATTGCAAGTGTGTTTGCGGAACTGAGCGCTTAGTTCGCAAGTGCAACTTAGGCAATGTAAAAGGTTGTGGCTGTGATCGTAAAGCGTATGTATCGAGTGGCAAGTACGCCAAAAAGCAGGTGCGGAAACCGCTATCTATAAAACCAAAAGAGAAACCAGAAAAGTTACCAAAGCCTCAAAAAGAAGTGGTTGCCACAGCCAAAAACATACAAAGAGGTTTAACACTCAGAGAAAAACTTGAACTCAAGTTAGATGCTCAGAGGTTAAGAAAAGAATTAAGCGACCCTTGGGGTGAGTAATGAGCAGTTCCCCAAAGCGCCGTAAACATAACTGGTTTGCAATGAATAAAAATTCCGAGGTTCCAATGAATACTGATCAAGTTAAGTTACTTAAAACACACATCGTCGTAGAACAGCGCCGAATGCAAAAATGCGGTTCTACAGGTCTTGCCACTCTGTGGGCAAATGCGCTTAAGTATATTGAGCAGCTAGAAATACAGTCTCAACCACGCAATACCCCAATCTTAATGAGCGCAACCAACCCGAACGGTTGGACGTTAGAAGACATTGCACTGCAGTTGGCCAGTGAAATGATAGATAAAGATATGAACATTCAGGGTGACAAACGCCCGCAAGTTATAGAAACAAGCAAACTCAATAAAGAAATAATTGATTTATTGCACGATGTGCGTGTTAAGCAACAGCAGACTAGGGCGTTATTTGCGGAGCTTGGCCCAGACCAAGGGCCAACGGGTAAACCGCGTGCGGGTGCTGGCCATGAATAACGACGACACTATTTTAAAATCGACTGATATTGCATTAGGTCTAGGTGTGTTGGTTTTATGCGCTTTTGTTGTGGTTGGTTCTGTCTACGCGCTGAGTTGGCTTATTGATTTGCTAGAGCTTGAGCGACTATGAGCATTTCACCAGAAGCTAAGCGAGCAGCGGCGCGAGATAGAAAACGCAAGCAACGTGCTAAGGCTCAGAACTTAGGGGTTAAAGAGGTTTCGGTAAAGCTATCTGAATCGGAGCGTGAAGTACTCGACAACCTTTGCCAGATACGTGCAAGTAAAGGTAATGATCCTTACACGCGCGATGAATACATTTCGACACTAATACGCCGAGATAACGAGCGCTTAACCGAGCAGTTAAAGCGCCCATGCAGTAAATGTAATTTACCACTCACTCAATCATGTGGTGGTGTTTATAAAGGTTCGCCAGATTGCGCAGTATCAATACTAGGCAATCCATTGAAACTGTGACAGGTCACACTAAATTAAATTGAAGGGGTATGTTATGGCTAATATTAATTATGACGTAACAGCTTGGGGTGAAGTTAAAGCTGACATCTACGCTGACGAGCAGCACGAGAAGTTTATAGAAATGAGCTGTCAAGGTGATATGGAATCAACGGCTGAAAAAGAAATACACATTTGTTCTTCTCGTTGGCCTGTAGGTACAAAGATAAAAATTGAAACCCCTCTTTGCCCTACATGCGAGACTGACGCGGAGCTCCAAGACGAAAATGGCAAGTGTGAGTGTGGTTTTGATTGGAAGATATGGGCCGAGGAACAGTATGGTTAATTGGAACTCTTGCTATGCCATTCATGAAATCAGATAAGTTTGAGGGTAGCGCTTTAGAATGCGCTCGACACGCGCAAGGTCTAGAGTTCGCTGAACTGGCAGAATTATCAGGCATTAATGAAAAACGCATTGTTAGATTTGAATTAGGCAGCGCCTATCCAAGTGGCGTTGAAATTAATGTTTTAGCAAAAGCTACTGGCGTTTTACCAAAGTTCTTTTTTCAAGCTTGGATAAAGCCGCCTGAACACGCTTTTAATTTTAGAATTTAGACTGTTGGAATATTTATGATTAACGCCGCAAGAGCAAGATATATTGCCGATCTTAAAAATGGAAAGTTATTAATATACGATCTATCTAAACCATGCCTGCCAAAACTTACTGAGCCATTAAAATCTGATTGGGAAGCACACAAGCAAGTAATAAAGATCTTTAATAGCTTTGGATTGTACTAGAATAAAGCGAGTATTGCGCCATAACTATTTTTCATTGCTACCTGTAAACAACCAAGTATCGTAAGATAAAAGCCATTTAGCTTGTCAGATAAAACTCAAAGCGTGTTTTTTTGATTGAAAATCACAAAATGTGGTTTACAGCTTTGGCATAAAAATGTATTGTTCTTGCCAAGGTGGTAAAGCTGTATACAAAGCCTCCTAGATAATAACTGAAAGATACCCGATACATGCACGTTACTTGCTAAGCCCAACCCTAACCGGTTGGGCTTTTTTTGTGCCTGAACGTAGGCCCGCCATGATGAATTTAATTGAACAATTAAAACGCCACGCGGGTTTTTATGAGTGCGTGTGGCATTCAAACTCAAAGTGTTTTATTGGTTATGGCCACGACTTAAATGCAGAGCCATTACCTGACTATTTACACCGCGATTTTGACAATCACCCAATCACCGAAGATGAAGCCGAACAGCTGCTTGCATCAGACTTAATGAATCTGCGCGATCTGGTATATCAGTGTTTAGACCTCAATCAATTTAATTATGTGCGCCAGCAAACAATTTTAAGTATTGCTTATTGGCTTACGTTCCCGCGCTTTTGTCGTGAAGAAAAGCTAATTACCGCATTCAAACAAAACAATTTTGAAGCAGCTGCGTCAATTGTTCTGACATTCAAACCTGAATTTAGAGCAGAAGAATTAGCCAACCAAATTTTAACAGGTGAATACTAATGAGTTTTGCAACAACGTTTATAAGCGGTGCAGGTTACAACCTTTTATTGGCTTTAATCGCTTTTGTTTTATTCCATGTTGCAGTTAGGTTTATCAATAACCGCAACGGTTACACGCTTGATAAGTTAATTCAGGATTGCCGCAATGATAAAAACTATATGGCTTTATCTGTGCTGTTTGGTATGTACGCTATTGCCGCTGCACTCTTATTCGGCTCAGTTATCTCTTGATTGTCGTTTTGATAAAGAGATAGAAAGCGCTGTTAAACGTTTTAGCCCAGGTCGTGATCCTGACCTTTTAAAAGCCCAGTTATGGCAAGAATCTCGTTTCCGTGTAGATGCAGTAAGCCCCGTGGGCGCACAGGGAGTGGCCCAATTTATGCCCGCTACTTGGCAAGAGCAAACCGCTAAATTAGGAATAGCCGGTTCGCCGTTTAATGCTGAGTTGTCGATATTAGTTGCAGCACGTTATATGCAGCAACAGTATTCTTTCTGGTCATCCCCAAGGCCAGAATATGACAGAGAAAACCTAGCGCTTTGTAATTATAACGCTGGCGCAGGTAACTGTTTAAAGGCGCAAAAGCTTAGTGGTGGTGAAACTCTTTACCCTCACATCATTCAGTATTTACCACAAGTCACTGGCCATCATTCGCGCGAAACAATTGAGTACGTGCAGCACATAAGACGGTACCAGTTACAAATAAAAGCGAGGTTCGCATGTTTCTAAATAAATCATCACTCATGATTGCAGTAGCGCTGGCCGCAACAGCTGGCGCAGTTGTTATGGTCAATAAGTACGACACTGCAGTTGATACAATCGAAAATCTAACAGGCGCTAACGAACGTTTGCTAAAACAAGTAAGTGCTTATGAGGCTGAGCTGTATCAAAGCGAGCAAGATAAACGTGCATTGCGCTCTGATCTTAAGCAGCAAGAACAAATGTTTAATGCTTATCTAGCTGATTTTAGTGATGTGAAAGAACAACAAACCGTTGTGCAAACTAAGCTAAAAGAGGTCTTTATTAATGAGCCAGCTAATCAAGATTGGGGTAACACTAAGTTACCTCCTAATATTAAGCGCGTGTTCGATGACGCCACCCGAACCACAGGTGATCACGATAACGAAACAAGTGCCGGTGCTGCCACCGTTGCACCTCCTTAATGACTGCACTGTCAGTCAATCACCAGTTAACACCAACCGCGAACTACTAACTTTCGCAGTTAAAGCCCACAACACTAACGTGCTTTGTAACCTAGACAAAGCCGCACTAAGACAATGGCGAGCCAAGCATGAGCACAGCAAACAACAATGATTCTAAATTTGAAAAGATTGCGCTCTTTGTGCTTGGCTCTTTGATTGTTAGCGTTCTTGGTTGGGTTGCTATGACAGTGAACCAAAACCAACTGCAGTACGCTCGTATAGAGGAACGCTTAGCCAATCAGTCAGTGATACTTGAATACCTGCAGAAGAAGTTTAATGACTCTACTGTTTGGCAATCTCGAATGGAGACTGACTTAGCATTAATCAAGCAGCGCCTTAATGCATTGGAGCAAGACAAGAAGTAATTAACACTCCCTTGGTGAACCAACTTAGTAACTTACTGCCCGCCGTCGTGCGAGCGATAGGCTTTAAAGCCACTGACTAACAAAGCACCAAGGGAGTGACCAATTAAATACTTAATGAGTATTTAAAAAGTATTCATCAAATATTTAAGGTGGTTAAGATGCCAGCAGCTATACCAAAGCGTTGCCGCGAACATGGTTGCGGTAACAAAACAACACAGCGCCACGGTTACTGTGAGGAACATGCACACCTAGCAAGCTGGGGTAAGTATCAGAAGCAGCAGCAGCGCCAAGGTAAGCGTGTATATCAAACAAAGGAATACAAGCACACTCGCGAGATAGTTAAAACAAAAGCTAAATGTTTGTGCATTAACTGTCTTACTCAGCCAAAGCCAATTGTTAAATCTGGTTCTGTCTGTGAGCACATTGTACCGGTTGCGAAAGGTGGTACCGAAGCACTATCAAACCTTTCTTGGTTCTGTGAATCGTGTGCAAATTTCAAAACTGGATGGGAAAAGAACAAAACAGTTAAAGCGATACTCGAAAAATACGGGCATACCGCAATAAATCTGAATTCTTAGATGGGTAGGGGGGTCAAAATTGTTCAGCAAACCCCCTATTCTAAGTACCGCCATCCAGTCAAATTTTTATACGCAAATAATAAGAATTGGAATTTGATCAACCTGTGATCATATTGCGATCAATTAATTTACTTTTGTTGCAGGTTCAAAATGACGGTAAGTAGATCACCTGGCGGTGGAAGAATTAAAGGGGGTTTAACGGTTGGTGATACATCAATCACACGAAAACCTAATTGCCCAAAAAACTTGCTTTCAGATCAGAACGCCATTGATGCTTGGCACTCAAATTTAGAAATCATGATGGAAAGGAAGTCCTTTGCTTCTGAGGACGTTCCGCATTTGATTAATTACAGCAATTGCCTTAGCAGCATAATAAAGCTTCAAGGTGAATTAACTAACATTAAAAATTTCACTGATATCTCAGCGTCGGGTAGCTTAAAACTTCACCCGCATGTTACCGCTTTAAACTTAATGATTAATCAATCCGTAAAGCTAGCCAACCAATTGGGCTTAACGCCTATGGCGCGAGCTCGAATGCTTGGCGGTGGGAATGGCGATAAAGAAGACGACGAGGACGATTTCACCGAGTACTAAAATATGGCCACTTTCCCTAACGTTAATGCGGCAAACAAATACGCCCGTGACGTTGTGGCGGGAAAAATACCTAATTGCCGTGAAGTAATACTTGCTTGCCAGCGTCATCTAGACGAGCTCGCAAAAGAAAAAGACCCTAACTTTCAATTTCGGTTTGACAAAGCAAAGGCAGAACGCATTTGCTCATTCATTCAGAAAATGCCTCACACCAAAGGCAAGTGGGCTAGTAAAAAACTCAAATTATCACTTGAGCCATGGCAGTTGTTTTTCTTTGCAGTGTCATTTGGTTGGGTGGTAAAGAAAACGGGTAAGCGTCGTTTTCGCGAAGTGATGCTTAAAGTACCTCGTAAAAATGGCAAATCTATTATTGCTGCAGGTGTGGGTATTTATGGTATTTGTGCCGATGAAGAATTTGGTAGTGAAGTCTATTGTGGTGCAACAAACGAAAAGCAAGCTTGGGAGGTATTCAAGCCAGCTAAGCTAATGGTTGAAAAATTACCAAAGCTGCAAAAACGATTTGGCTTGAAAGTTCATGCTAAAAAATTAACACGCAGAGATGGTTCTGTATTCGAGCCGGTGATCGGTCAACCTGGCGATGGTAGTTCACCGCATATTGCAATCGTGGATGAATACCACGAACACAACACAAGCGAGCAGTACGATACATTCGATACTGGTATGGGTTCGCGTGAACAGCCAATGACATTGGTTATCACCACAGCCGGTACTAACTTAATGAGTCCGTGTTTCGATTTAGAGTTGCGAGTTAAAGCAATGCTAAACGGTACGCAAGACGATCACTTGTTTGGTTTGCTGTATGGAATCGACGAGGACGACGATTGGACTGATCCAGCAATTTTAAAAAAGGCTAACCCTAATTACGGCATTAGCGTTAAGGACGATTACTTATTGGCCCAGCAACAAAAAGCAATAAACAGCCCCAACTTTACCAACACCTTTAAAACGAAGCATTTAAACATGTGGGCCAGTGCTAAATCGGCCTATTTCAACATGGAAAAATACAAAGAGTGTGAAGACAAAGATCTTAGTATTGATTTTTTCCGTGGGGTTGATTGTGTTCAAGCGCTCGACTTAGCTCGCAAGCTTGATATGAACTCAAAGGTACGTCTGTTTTGGAAAGAAATTAAAGGTAAAACACACTGGTATTGTATTGCGCCACAATTCTGGGTGCCGTATGAGCAGGTGTTTAACAACAAAAATAAACAGCTTGAAGAAATATTCCAGCGCTATTTAACTCAAGGTTATTTAAGCGTAACAGATGGTGCCGAAATAGATTATCGGCAAATTAAAGACGATGTGATTGCAAGTCATTTAGAAACCCCGTGCATATCAGTACCAATTGACCCACACGGTGCAACCAACTTAAGTCATCATCTCGCCGATGAAGGTTTAGAGGTTGTGACAGTCACACAGAATTTCACAAACCTTTCAGACCCAATGAAAGAATTGGAAGCGGCGATTAACTCAGGTCGTTTTCATCATGACGGCAACCCAATCATGGCTTGGCACATATCAAATGTTATAGGTAAGCATTATCAAGGTAATGATGATGTGGTTAGGCCCGTTAAACAAAAAGCGATTAATAAAATAGATGGCGCCGTAGCACTCATCATGGCTATTGGTGAGGCCATGCTACAAATCAAGTCACCAAGCACTAAAAAAGAATCAATCTACAAGGGCGGTAAAGTCGGATGCTAAAACTAAAACTCGGTTTTAAAAAACTAAGCCAAGCAATCAAACTATTTTTTGCCTCAGTAGCATCAATTGTTAAACACACATACGGCTTTGTCATTGGGTGCGTAGGTGTTGCAAGTGCGACATACGGCACTTATTTAGTTTACGAACCAGCAGCATACATCGTGTGTGGGCTATTTTTGCTACTTCACAGTAGAGAAGTTGCAAAATTTCAGGCTTATATTAAAGCTAAGCGAGGTCGTTAATGTTCTTTTCAAGTATGTTTGGCACCTTTTCAAGTAAATCGCGTGTATATTCAGGCGGATCATACGGGAGCGGCTCCACAAGCGGCGTATATGTTGACGCACAAAGCGCAATGGGTAACAGCGCATTTAATCGTGCTGTTACTTTAAAAGCTGAAAGTATCGCCCAATTAAATTGCAACTTATACAAGAGAGATGGCGATAAGCGCGAAAAAGCAACCGAACACCCTCTATTTCAAGTGCTCAGATACCAACCAAACCAAAAAGATTCTGCATTTGAATATTTTGAGTCTTCATCAGGTTTTTTATCTTTAAAAGGTAACCACTACGCATTGATGGGCCGCGATGACCAAATGCGAGTAAATGAGATCATCCCAGTTCACCCTGACAACGTTAAAGTTTTAAAAGGTACAGACGGTTTACCGTATTACCAGCTATTAAGTGATAACAATAAAATTGTCAGCATGGATGTTATGCACCATGTTAAGGCGTTTAGTCTTAATGGTTTTACTGGTTTGTCACAAATCGAAATGGCCCCAGAGGCAATAGGGCTTGCGCTTGCCACTGAACAACATGCAGCAGCTGTGTTTTCACAAGGTGCTACGCTATCAGGTGTTATTCAAAGGCCGCACGATGTTGAAACATTAGACACCCAATCAGACGTCGACAATATAGTTAACTCATTTATGGCAAGGCATACGGGTGGTATTCGAAACTCGTTTAAAGTTGCCATGCTGCAAGAAGGTATGACTTATAAGCAAATGGCACAAACCAACAACGATGCGCAAATGATAGAGGCCCGCCGCATGGGCGTTCTTGATGTGGCTCGTTTGTTTGGTATTCCGCCAGTAATGCTTGGCGAGGCCGCTGGTGAATCATACAAATCAGTAGAACAAACAACCCTGAATTTTCTTGTGTTTTGTTTAATGCCAGATCTTAAGCGTCATGAAGCGGCAATGAACCGTGATTTACTACTCCCAAAAGAAAGAGTCGATCACTTCATTGAGTTCAATTTTAGTTCGCTAGTTCGTGGTGACTTTAAAACCCGATATGACTCTTATGCAATTGGCCGTCAATGGGGGTTCTTATCAGTAAATGATATTCGTCGCTTTGAAAACTTACCCCCTATACAGGGCGGAGATATATATCTAAATCCACTTAATATGGTCGATTCAAAAGCCGCTGCTAATGCAGAGAAAATGAATCAAGTCACTGAACAACAACGCCTAGAAATAGAGAGTATTTTATGCCGCAGCTAAATTATCCACACATCGCCGAAATGGTGTTTAACACCCCGTTATTAGCAAAAGGGGAGTTGGTCGAAAACGTGGCGCAATACGTTGCGGCTAGAATTACAGGTGCTGAAAAATCAGCGAATGGCTCACCACAAGAATTATCAGCTAGAGAAATTCAAGTAATCCCGCTTGGAAACTCTGAAAATGACGGCTCAATGGCTGTGATCGCTGTTCACGGTATCTTGGTACCGCGCCGAGGCTCTATGACTGCAGATTGCTCTGAAATTATGAGCTTTGAGCTATTAAGGAACCAAGTATCAAAAGGCTTAAACGACAATAAAATTAAAGAAATTGTACTTGATATTCAAAGTGGCGGTGGCACAGCTCAAGCTGCATTTGAATGTGCGGCCTTTATCCATGAAGCACAAAAACAAAAACCTATTCGAGCAGTGATCAACTATAACGCATATTCAGCCGCCTATTTGATTGCTTCAGCATGTACCGAAATCATTATTAGTGAAACCGGCGGCGTAGGCTCAATTGGTGTATATCAAAAGCGCTTAGATATTTCGGCTTATTACAAAGATATGGGTGTCATCATGCACACATTCTACCGTGGTGCAAAAAAGGTCTTTATGCACCCTGATCTTGAAATGTCAGATGAAGAAAGAGAAGACATTGAAGTAGGCATAGAAAAAACCTATCAGCAATTTGTAAATGCAGTTGCTAAGTATCGAAATATGTCTGCTAAAGAAGTGCAAGAAACAGAAGCTGCTTGCTTTAGTGGTCAAGAGGCTATCGATTTAAAATTGGCCGACACACTATCAAGCGATCCTCAAGCGGCTATTAATAGCGTCGCTAAACGGCTAACTACCACATCATCAACCCCCAAATTAACAAGTATTAGTACCAGAGCTGCCGCTTTGCAGTACTTACACACAAATTAATCGCACTGCCTTGATGGCAGGGTTCTAACTAAGGTCGCAATAGCGGCCTTTTTTTATGTAAAAAAGAAAGGTAAAACTATGACTATTCTAGAAATCAAGGCTGCGATGAATGAAAAGTTCAAAGCAATTCAGGCACTAGCAACTAAAGAGGCTGAGCATGGCCAGCTTTCAGCGGATGATCTTGCGGAATTTGAGAAGCTAGAAACTGAACATTCAAATCTAGCAGCGCAACTAGGCCGACAAGAGCGAGCGCAAAGCATGCAAATGCAAAGTGCAACCCCTGTATGGGGTAATGGTTTAGGTAAAGGCCCATCTATTCATACTCAAAAAGAACTTAAAGAGTATCCAGGTGCTAAGTTCACTCGCCTTGCAATGTCAGTTGCTGCAGGTAAAGGCAATATGTCTGACGCCTTAAAATTTGCTGAAACTGAACTAGGCGATAAAGATGTGGCTATGGCTATCACGACTGCTAGTGATTCTGGCGGTTCATTAGTGCCAGAAAATTGGGCTGATGAAGTGATTGAGCTATTAACTCCACGAACGGTTGTACGTGAGTTAGGTGCTCGTTCAATTCCATTACCTAATGGCAATTTAACAATTCCTCGTCAAACGGGTGGTGCGACGTCTTCGTACAAGGGCGAGACAGAAAAAGGCACTGTGTCAGAGTCGAAATTCGGTGATGTAAAACTGAATGCTAAAGAACAAATTTCACTTGTTCCGCTTTCTAAAAAGTTAATTGGCCGTTCTGGTTATCGTACCGAGCAGATGGTACTGCAAGATATGATAAACGCAACAGCGCAAACGCAAGATCGCGCGTTTATTCGTGGTGAAAGTGCAACAGGTGATGCGCCAACAGGTATGCGTAAAACCGCGCTTGATGCTGGTCGTGTAATTGCTTTTAGTGGTGAATTGGTTGCAACCAACATTGATGAATATCTAGGTGCACTAATGCTTGCCTTAGAAGAATCAGACTCAAACATGATTATGCCAGGTTGGATGCTGTCACCACGAACAGCGCGATTCCTAGCTGACCTAAAAGATGCAAGTGGTAAGCGTCAATACCCAGAGATGCTGAATGGCTTCTTAAAAGGTATTCCATTTAAGAAAACAACAAACATTCCTGCAGACTTAGGCGTAAGCACAAACGAGTCAGAAATCTACTTGGCAGACTTTAACGATGTACTCATTGGTGAAACTAATGAATGGTCTATCGATATGAGTACAGAAACCAGCTATGTCGATAGTGAAGGTACTGTGCAGTATACGTTCCAACAAAACATGGTGCTATTGCGTCTTGTAACTGAAAACGACATTGGTTTCCGTCACCTTGAAGGGTTAGTAGTTGGTACAGGTATCACCTTTAACTCAACACATTACCTATAAACCTTAAATAGCGGCCTTGGCCGCTTTTTAAAAAACTTCTTTATTTAAGGATTACCACATGAGTAAGACAGCCATTTTATCAGTGCTGGCGAGTATGCTAGTTTCGCCAGCCCCAGAAACGCTTGAGACACTAACCACTGATTTAACGGAATGCCCCAAAGATATAGCACCATTTGTTGTCGCTATTGAAGTTGGTGAGTTTGAGGATAAACCAAGCGTCGCAGATGTCGAAATTTCAATTTTCGATGATAACGGCAAGCCAAAAAAAGTAAAACCAAGTGCTGATCAGCGTGATCAGGCATGGGAGTTTTATATTGCCCAACAAACGCAAGCAAGCAAAGAAAACCCCGAAGAAAAGCAAGAGGGTAAAACACCCATTAAGTTTCTTCGCCCTTGGCGAAATTATGTAACGGGTGACATTACATCTCGCCCACAACTAGTTGCTAAATCACTTATCGATAAGGGCTTTGCTGAGCGATACACGCCAGAAGAAAGCGCCGACGAATAAATCCAAAACCGTGAGAGTCAAAGCCGACTAGCCCTGATCTTCTAGTCGGCTTTTTTATATGAGAATCCTATGTTAATTGACCTTGCCCGCGCTAAAGACCAACTAGGTATCGATCAAGCTGATGATTTTGAAGATACCCGCATAACCCGCCTTATCAACCAAGCAATTGGTTTAGTGTGTAGTGATATTGGTCGATTAATTTATCAAACTGCAGCTGATGTTCCAGAAGGTACCGAGGCGCCAATCATCCTTGATGAATTGCAAACTTATCAGCTAGCCAACCTAGAAACAGCCTGTTTACTGCAAATCAGCAGCTTAGACAGCAATCGCGAGGTTGAAATTGTCAATAGCATGGCAAAAAACCCCGCATACACCACGGCAATTAAGCAATTTAAACGTGTATTAATAGGCTAGCCATGAAAAAACGACTCACTGCAAGCGAAAAACGTACTTGGGCAATTTTGTTTTCCTCTGAATTAGTTAAAGGCCCACTTGGAAAACAAGAACAAAAAACAAAAGTTGGTCGTGTAAAAGGCAGTTACAAAAAGCAGCGCGGCGGTATTGTTAACCACCAAACGCAAGAAGTAAGCACAGCGCAAGTCAGTTTTGCTATCGATTATCGCGCTGCATTCATGAACGTTAACGTTGTCGAGCTAAACGGCCAACAATACGAAGTGAAAGACACGACTAACGTGGGCCTTGAAAACCATACCATTATCTTTGATTTAGAGTTGGTCTAGTCATGGAAATTAGAGGTAATGTGCTTGGCCTAAAAGAGCTTGAAAAAGCACTTAAGAAAGTAGAGGGCCAAACAAAAGGCAAAGTACTTCGCTCTGCATTAAGAAAAGCAGCAAAGCCTGTTCATGAAGATATGACCCGTGATGCCAACACTAAGTTTGGCAAAGAAACAGGCCAAATGGCTGAGTCAACAAAAATTAAAACAGCCATCAATAAAAAGGGTGATCACAGCATATTCGACGCAGCTGCTTATGTCGGGGTTTACCACAACAAAAAAGCTCAAGCAGCGGCTGGCTCGTTAATTCCTTCGCCTATTATCGCCTATTGGTTAGAAACGGGTGTGCAACCGCACATTTTAAACCCAGACGGATTAAATAACTTGATGCACCCGGGCATTGTCGGCGTGCCATTTGTGCGCCCCGCCCTAATTAATAATGAATTTCGCGTTGTTAGCATAGTGAAAGTAGAGCTAGCAAAAGGCATTGAGCGAGCTTTAAAAAGGCAATCGACATGATAGAACTGGCCATACCCAGCATTTTAAGCCTTGTTTTAAATAATGTTTATCACATCAAAATATCTGAAATGAACAAAGATGCAGCCTTATGCTGGCGAATTGTAACCGATAAACCAAACGACGTATTAAGCAGATATGGCCAGCGGGTTGCACGTGTGCAAATTAGCTCAGTATCAAGTGACCCACTGCAAGCGAACTCACTTAGCAAAGAGCTGCGATATTTTCTACGAAATATCCGAGGCGCCTTCAATGGTGTCACGATTAATTCAATATCAGAAAAAGAAACTATCCCCGATTACAGTGGCGATCCTGATGTTCACCGCAAGATAATCGATTTTAATTTTCACTACGGAGAACAACCATGACCCCGATTTTTCCTGACGGTTCAAAACTAATGATCAAGCCTATTGGTGGCGGCGAATTTATTGAAGTTATCGGCTTTGACAGTATCGGTGGCAAATTAAGCGCCGATGGCACCCTTAAAACAGACACCGTATTGTCTGATACAGCAGTTAAATACGCTGCAGGTATTAAGAAGGATGGTGGCGAACGCACCATCATTGCACGACTAGACGAAACAGGTGCAGATCCTGGTCATGCTGAATGTGCATTAGCAGCAACAGACGGCCTTGAGCGCGAGTTGCAAATTAAAATAGGCCAATCAGGCAAGCATGTTCCATTTAAAGCAGTATTTGCGGATTGGGGGATCGCTGAGATTGATGAAGAAACAGGCTTGCGCATGCAAGCAAAAATTGGCGTTAACTTTTGGGGGAAAATAACAAATGACGCAGCTTAATAAAAAAAACTTCTTTGCAAAATTAGGCATTCTTCACCGTGAAAAAGTGACACTTGCAGATCTTGGTGATGTGTATGTAAAAGCGTTAACAGTGAAAGAAGGTGAAGAATTTGAGCGCTTAGCATACGACCCTAATGGTCAGTTTAAAGATAACACATCAGCGAAATCATTAATGGTCATCATGACTGTTGAAGATGAAGACGGTAACAAGTTATTCAATTTAGATGATCTGGAGCAACTGACAAGCATGCCAACGGCGCCAATCAACAAGCTGTTTTCCGTCGCAATGAAACTAAACAGTATCACCGAAAATGATATTGAAGAACTGAAAAAAAACTAGAGTCTGACGGGTGGCGGTGCTTCTTATTTGCTTACGCTGAAAAAATAAGTCGCACCCCGTTTGAACTTGAACGCCAAATAACCCACAAGCAACTTGCTGAATTGTATGCCTTTGAATTGTTGAGAAACAAAGAAAAACCAAAACGCAAACAACTATCAGAAGATGAAACCCTCGCCTACTTAGCTAATTTCATGGGGCCGCAAAGTCAATGAGTACACTCGCCAGTTTAAACGTCATGATCGGTGGCAACAGTGTTGCCCTACGAAAAGAGCTAACCCGCACTAGTAAACGTCTTCAAGAGTTTTCAAAAAACGCCCGCAACAATATTAATAAATATGGTAAAGCGGGCGTTGTTGCAGGGGGGTTAGTTGTGGGCTCTTTGCTTGCTATCTACAAACAGCAAGCAACTTTGATCGACCAAACAGCAAAATATGCTGACAGTATCGGTATTCAAACTAGCGCATTGACTGAACTAAGGCATGCAGCTGGTTTGTCTGGGGTAAGCGTTAAAGACCTCGATAAAAGTGTAGAAAACCTTACACGGCGCGTAGCAGACGCCGCTTTTAAAGGCACAGGCCCATTAAAAGACACCCTCGACGCGCTAAAAATAGATGTAAATGAGCTAAATAAACTCAAACCTGATCAGCAACTAGGCATTTTAGCCGATGCATTATCAGAGGTATCAAGCCAATCAGAGCGAACACGTATCGCTTACGAGTTATTTGGGCGTTCAGGCATTGGCATGCTTAAGCTGCTTGAAGGTGGCAGCGCAGGGTTAAATGCCATGCGCAATGAGGCGAAGCAGCTTGGCTTAAGCCTAAACCGTATTGATGCCAATAAAGTCGAAATGGCAAATGACAGTGTTGCCCGCGCTGAGACAGTTTGGGGCAGCTTTAGCCAACACTTGGCAACAGAAGCCGCGCCCGTTATAGGATCTCTCGCTGAACTTTTTTTAAAAAACGCCAAGCAAGTTGGCGGTATGGGCAGTTACGCAGCTGACACCGTGGGTGTATTGGTAAAAGGTGCTGGGTTCGTTGGTAATGCCTGGCGTGGCATACAAGTTATTTGGCAAGGTTTAAAAGTCAGTTTTCAGGGCTTAAAGCTACTTACTATTGAGGGGTTAAACCTCATGAGTAAAGCTTACGCAGCGTTTGCCGAAGGAGTCGTGAAAACGGTTATTTCACCGCTGCAAAAAGCCCTCGATTTAGCCGGTTACTTAAATGATGATGCGGCAACGCTTGCGGCTGATCTGCGAGAGCTAACCACATTTGAACCTATTACGCTGTTTGATGAAGCGCAAACAAACCAAGCGTATATTGAAGCCCGCGAAGCAACGGCCAAACTGCATGAGCTAATGCTAGAGCCTATCCCCGCGCAAAATATCGATGCATGGTATGCAGAAGTTAAAGCCCGTTTTGATTCACTGGCTCAAACCTATGTCGGTGGTCTTAATTATAACAGTGGCAATACAGGTGGTGGGGATGATACCCCAACCAAAGAGCAAACGAACCCATACGCTGCACAAATTGCTCAAGCACAAGAATATTACGCTGTTCGTCAGTTAATGCGCGAAAACGATTGGACAGAAGAAAAAGCCCAACTGCAGGTGCAGTTAAATGAATACGCAGAAGCCAATGCAGCCCGCAAACTAACAGATGATGAATACCGCTTGCTATCAAAGCAAGCAACAGAGCTTTATCAAGCTGAGCAGCTAGAACAACACCAAGGTTTTTTAGCACAGCTGCAAGAGCAAGTGCAGTTGACCACTGAAAACTTCGATACGATGTGGGGCAATACGTTTGATCGCTTCACGCAAGGTGTCGGTGAGTCAGTTGCTAATGCAGTTATGACACAGCAAAGCTTTGCTGACTCAATGCGCGATGTAATGCGCGGCGTGCTGCGATCTACTATCGCCGCATTAGCTGAAATGGGTGCAAAGCGTTTAGCGCTATGGGCCACAGAAAAGCTATTAAATAAAGCGACTGCGACCAGTGCTGCCACCACAATGACAACCAGCGCACAAGCAATGGCATTAACGGCAGGTCTAAATGCCTTTGCATCAACTGCAGCTATTCCAATTGTGGGCCCAATTTTAGCACCTGGCGCAATGGCCGCTGCGCTTGCTGTATCACAACCAATGGCCATGGCAGTGGGTGGTATCTCTGCGGGCATGGTTGGTATGGCGCACAGCGGTATTGATGCAGTACCAACCGAGGGTACGTGGTTACTCGACAAGGGCGAACGTGTTTATACAAACGAAAGCGTTGATAAACTCGACAGAATGTACGAGATCATTGCAAACAGAAGTGGCAATGATGATCAGGGCAGTGGTGCCCGCGAGGTGCATATTTCCCCTAATTTTTACATTGAAAACAACACCAATGACGCAATGAATGAGTGGTTTGACAACAACATAAACCGCCTCGCTCAAAAGCTGCAAGACGTTATCGATATTCCACATTAATAAAAATAAGGCTGTTCAATGGCAACGTTCCCAGAGCAATTTATATTGCCGCAAAAATTGCGTATTCGCAGCTTAGACAGCACTCAAACAGACCCAACACTGGGCGGTATTAGCAATAAAAACCGTATTGCTTATCGCCATCGATGGGGCTTTGATATGACCACCCCAAAACTTAATTACGAAAGAGCCATGGCGCTTTATGCATTTATTTGCTCGATGGGTGGTCGCTTTGGTGTGTGCACAATGAAAAACCCGCTCCCTCAGTTGGGGGCCGGTGCTGAAAATGCGCTCGTTCGTACCAGTGCTGAACAAGGCGATACAACCACCGCGTTATATGCCATGAATAACAATGTTCTTGGTGCATTGAAAGCGGGTGATTACATTCAGTTTGATAATCACACCAAAGCTTACATGGTAACAGCGGTGCTTAACACCAACGGTGTAGGCCAAGGCACGGTGAGTTTTACGCCTAATTTACGTGTTGCTGTGCCAGCGGGTACACCCATGAAATCGGGCGGCAATGTGCATTTTAGTCTTGAACTTAAAAGCGATGATCAAGACATACAGCACCGTGCAGACACCGATCGCGAGGTGGCAATTAAAGTAGAGTTTGAGGAATACATTAATGATTAGTTTAAACCCCGAACTTAAACAATTATTAAAAGGCCCACACACCACTGCTTTGTTACTTACGGTGCATTTTTCCACCCCGTTTAGAGCAACAAACAGCGGTGCCAGCTTAAAACACAACGGTGCCACATTCGTAAAGGGCTATTGGTCTGATGAGGGCATACGAACCGAGCAGCAGGGTAGCCCCAAGGTGGGTGAGGTACCCATCACCTTAAAAGCAATTGATAGCGCCATTTCGGCGCTTTTTTTTTCTGAAAATTGGCTAAACACCCCCGTTACAGTCGAAAAGGCATGGCTAAACAGCGATGGAAAAATTGCCTTTACGCAAGTTATTTACAAAGGGCTTATCGCTGAAAAGGGCGGCGAAGAATCAGAAAAAACAGCAAATATCACCCTAAAATCGGCCTCTATCTGGGCTGACTTCGAAGCAGCCAGAGGCCGCAAAGCCACTCATAAATCCCAACAGCTTTTTTACCCAAACGATATGGGCATGGAGTTTTCGGGCAGCGTTATTAGCGATATTCCTTGGGGTCGCGAAGGTAAAAGCCCAGCCATTTCTTCGGCGGGGCGCGGTAATCGTGGTGCGACTGAGCAGCAGGAACAAAAATGAGCTTATTCTCAAAGTTAAGACACTTCACAACTAAACTAATTTTAAACTGGTTAAACCCAGAGCCAGATCGCAGCGGCCAAGGTACTAACGTAACTAAGGCCAGCTCAGAAAATCATATACCTGTTGTATATGGCACCCGTGAAGTTGGCGGCACAATTGTGTTTATGAACACAACGAACCCAGACGATGGTGATGATGTAAAAAACGACTTGTTACATATTATCGTTGTCTGGTGTGAGGGTGGCATCGATGGCGTCGAAGACCTTTGGCTTAATAAAATCTCTATTAACGACAGCAAATTTGACGCAAAAGACGGTGGTCGCTGGGCTTATGCAACCCATTTTCCAAATGGTATGGGTAATTATACTGCATCGCATTTAAAAGAAGCCGGTTGGGATGCTGCAAGTAAAAATCATAAGCTGCAAGGTTTAGCCTGTTCGTATATTCGTCTTGAATGGAGCATTGCAGACGACGCGCCGTTTACTGGCGTGCCTGATCTTACGGCCATTATTCGTGGTAAAAAAGTAAAAAACCTACACACAGGCGTTGTCGAATACAGCGAAAACCCAGCGTATATTTTGCATGATTACTTAACCGCCAAAATTTACGGCAAAGAATTAGCAGCCAGCGAAATTTACCTGCAGTCGTTTAAAGATGCTGCGACAGTGTGCAACACCTTAGTGCCTCAATATCAAGGTGCTAGCGAAACACAAAAGCTGTTTACTTGTAACCAAGTGATAGACACCGCGCAAAGTATTCTAGATAACGTCGAACTGCTTGGTAAAACCATGCGCGGCATTATTCCTATCATCAATGGTCAGTTGCACTTAATCATTGAGCAAGATGAGCCAGTTACACCAGAAGGGCTGAGCGAACGCGAGTTTAAATCAAAGATCCAGTACAGCAGCGGTGGCAAAAACAAACGTTATAACCGCGTTATTGTTGAATACATCGATAAAGAAGCGCTTTACTCTGAACAAGATGCTATCTACCCAGAGCCAGACAGCGAACTAGAGCAGCATTGGCTTAATGAAGATAACGGCGTATTGTTAGAACACCGCTTTAAAGTATCTGGCTGTACTAATTACTACGAAGCCCGCCAAATGGCCCGTGTGATTGCGATGCTTAGTCGCGAATCACTAAACTTTACTGTAACCGCAAGCCCTATTGCATTGCAGTACACCGTGGGTGATATCGTACCGATCAGCGTTAAAAAGCTGGGATGGGATGAAAAGCCATTTCGTTTAATAAAAAGTAACTTGCAAGATAACGGCGATTATAAGCTCACATTTAAAGAGCACCAGCCGTACATTTACAATTGGTTAAGTGGTGTTGTTCGCCCACCAATCCCCGATTCAAACCTACCAAACCCGCGCCAAGTTGCAGCACCAACAGAGTTAACGGCCACGGCCCTTGATGATGGCCATGTGAAAATTAGTTGGGTGTCTGCTTATACGTACTTTGATGTGCAAATTTACCGTAACAATACGCTTATTAAGCGCACAGTTACACCACAGCCAGAGTACATCATTACCGACTTAGACGCGGGCAGTTTTGAAATTGATATTCGTGCTCGCTCGAATATGGGGTACCACAGTGAATTTGTCACATTGTCGTTTGATGTGCTTACACCTGGCGAACCAATTGTAAGTATTGACTCTGCAACCTATAACACATTGGTGCTAAGTGCGCGTGTGCTGGGTGCAGGGTTAGGCACAACGTTCGAGTGGCAATTTTTAGGTACCAACGACAACCCACGAACCGAGGTTAATACCCATTCGGGTTATAACTATACGTTTACAGGGCTGCAGCCAGATACCGAATATAACTTTAAAGTACGTACAAAAAACGTGGCAGGTGTGAGCCCTTGGGTTGCTGTGTCTGCATCTACCACTGTGGCTGACTTTGCTGAGTACATTGCAGACCTAGAAATTAGCCAGCTAAGCCAAGAAGCGCAAAACCTGATCAGCGACATTAATCAGCAGGTTGACCGTTTACGCCCAGAAACCGAAAACAACTTACCTTCATTGATTGCAAAGAACATTGATGCGATCACCGGCTTAACAGAAAAAGTCCAAGTACTCGACGCAGAAAACCCAAATAGCATACCGTTTAAGATTGATCAGCTAGTCGATATTGTTGATGTAATTAATGCAGAAAACCCAAATAACTTACAAAGCCAACTAGCGCAATCAACAAGCAAAATTAATGATTTAGAGCGCATTACTCAAGTACTCGATGCCAGTAGTTCGGCAAGCTTGCCCGCGCTTATCAAAATCAATCAAATTGCTATCGAAAAACAGCGATTAGAGCAGCAAAACTTAGGTTTAAGTGTATTAAACGTCACCTCGGCTTATACAAACTGGCGTAACGAATACGAGCGCAGAGCGTTAGACAATGAGCGTTTGATTGATGCCGCTGCGTATGTTGATCCTGACACGGGCGCAATTGTAAACCGTGCCTATGCATACACAGACGAAAGCTTTAATAGTGCTCAGCTGCTAATCGAGGGCGCAGAAAGCAAGATCACATTAAACGCTAAGCAAATTGCTCAATCGCAAAATCGTATAACGCAAGCAGAAGCAACGTTAAAACTGCAAGCAGGGCAAATTACTCAGCGCGCAACGTTTGCAGAAGTAGAATCGAAAATTGCAGGGTCACTCGCAGCATTACAACCTGCGTATAGCTGGCAATTTAACACAAATGCAGAGGGCTTTACGGGTGTAGATAGCCACAATGCACAAGGTTATATTGTCGCATCAAGCCAAGTGGCCACCCCTGCGATCAGCTATGACGCAACTGAAAATCCAATGTTTCGTATTCGTGTGCGTAAACATGTGGGTGCAACCTGGCGCGGTGATATTAAATTTAATGGTGGTACAACTGCTTTACACTTACCAGAACCCGCAAGCGACGAGTGGGAAACGCTAAACATAGATGCAACCGGCACAGCTGGTTACGCAGGTACAATCACAAGCCTTGAGTTTGATTTAGGCTCATGTGACATTGATTTTATCGAGGTGGGCAAGCGTGGCGCCAATGATTTAGCCTTAGCTGATATCACAGCCCGTACAACAACCCTTGAAAATGATATCAATGCGCGTACTGGGATCATGGCGCAGTACGCAACAACGGCATGGGTTAATGCGCTTGGTTTTCAAACGCAAAGCAACGTACAAACGTTAATTGACTCGTTTAATACCCAATACGGCATTAGTGCGGTACTGCAAGAGTTTGCAGATAACAACACCATCTTAAAAGCCAATGCTGCGCAAACGTGGATCGACGGCGCTAACGCGACCATACGCGAGCAAGTAAACAGTATTTTAAACACTGAAAATGGCGTCAATGATCGCATTGCCACTGCAGAGCGAAGCTTAGACGCAATTAAAGGTGAAATCAGCCAAAGCGTTAGCCAAATAAGCGGCCTTGAGCTCAATGTAAAAGAGCAAGGCTTAGCTGATATTATCCATGCCTATAATCAGCTGCAGCAAGATAACGACTTAGCAGCACAAGGTTATAGTTTGTCTGTGGCCACTGAAAAGTTAACCGCTGTGACCAATGATGTTGAGTCGCTAGCGACTCAACAATTAGAGTTAGCCGGTGCCTTTGCTCAAAACCAAGCGTATTTAACAAGTCTAAACCAAGCGTTTGCAAATGAGCGTACAGCCCGTAGTAGCTCAGAGCGTGAATTGCGCGCCGAAATCACCCGTGAAGGTCAACGTTCTGTTGCTCAAGCTAACGAGCGACTAGCCGCGACAGTTGGTTATTGTATTGATGTCGACGGCAATCTGGTTGATGAAGCCGACGCAATGGCGTGTATTGCTGCGGGCCATGAGTGGATTGATGGCCCATTGGTTGAGCTTATCAATGAATATACGGCAACGTATGTAAACCAGCAGGGTTTTCAAACTGCCGCGAATGTAGAGCAGTATATCAACACGTTAAATGCTGAGTACGGCGTAACAGCGACTATTCAGCAAATTAACGATGAAGGTGTGATTACTGCAGCCAAAGAAGCGCAGCAATGGATTAACGCCGCAGACGGCACTATCACCGATCTGATCACGCAGTACGTCAATAAACCCGATGGCATTAATACAAGCATTAGTTTTGCCTATGATCTTATCCAAGCCAATGCTGATGAAATCACAGCAACAGCGAATGCACAGCAACAGTTAAGTGCCCGCTTTGACCAAGCTGAATCAGATATAAATACATTTAACGAAGCGCTAACCAATGAGCAGCAAGCCCGTGCAAACATGGGTTCGCAGTTGCGTGTTGAGTTTCAATCGCAAGATTTGGCAATGCTTGCCACGGCTAACGAGTTTACCCGTGCAGTAACAGGGTATTGCATTGATGCTGAGGGCAATCGTGTTGATGAAGACGATGCCATTGCATGTGAGGCAGCGGGCCATACATGGGTTGATGGCCCAGCCGTGCAACGCGCTGTTGAAATCAGTGCAGCGTGGGTCACGCTGCAAGGGTACCAAACGCAAAGCAACGTACAGCAAAGCATTAATTCGTGGGATGCATCGTATGGCGTAACAGCGACCATTCAGCAAATTAACGATGACGATGTTATCACTGCAGCCAAAGAAGCACGTTCGTGGATCAATGCTGCAGAGGGCACCATTGAAGATGTGATCACGCAGTACGTTAATAAGCCCGATGGCATTAATACGAGCTTAAGCTTTGCTTATGATCTTATCCAAGCCAATGCTGACGAACTAAGTGCTGCAGCGACAGCACGACAACAGTTAAGTACGCGCTTAGAGGGTGCCGAAGCCGACATAATCACCACGAACGAAGCACTAACGACAGAGCAACAAGCCCGTGCAAGCATGGGTTCGCAGCTGCGTGTAGAGTTTCAATCGCAAGATTTAGCAATGCTCGCCACGGCTAACGAGTTTACCCGGGCAGTAACAGGGTATTGCATCGATGCCGAGGGTAATCGTGTTGATGAAGACGATGCCATTGCATGTGAAACAGCGGGCCATACATGGGTTGACGGCCCAGCCGTGCAACGCGCTGTTGAAATCAGTGCGGCATGGGTCACGCTGCAAGGGTTTCAAACGCAAAGCAATGTGCAACAGCAACTTGATACATTCAATTCAACGTATCAAGTAAGCGCAACACTTGAGCAATTTGCAGGAAACAACACACTACAAAAAGCCAATAATGCGCAGTTGTTCATCGATGGCGCCGAAGAATATATTGCCCAGCGTATCACTGCATACAATGCCCAAGAAGGGAGCGTAAACGCCAAGTTTAGCGATGTGCAACAGCGACTTGATGCAGCCGAAGGGTCTTTATCAACCAGTATTGTGCAAATTCAAGGGTTAAGCCAAGCGCAGCAAGCAAGCGATTTAAACGCCGTGATTGCAGCATACAATGCACTCATTAGCGAAAATGAATTAGCTGAACTTGATGTTAAAGCCGCACTTGCAAACGAAAAGCTGCAAGCTCAAACAAACGAAGTTGAAAGCCTGGCACAGCAGCAGCTTGAACTGGCTGCGCTTTTTAACGACAGCAAAGCAATTATTACGAGCTTAAACCAAGCTGTATCGAGCCAATATCAATCGAGTGTAATACGTGATCAACGCTATCAAGCAACGTTTGAAAATGTGAGTGCCCGCTTTAGTGATGTTACAACGGCCATTGCAACAATTGACGAAGCGAACACGCTTCGCGATCAAGAGTTCGAATCGTTTGTTGCTGACACGATTGCTCAGTTTGATGAAGTGGCCGAAACCTTTGCAAGTCAAGATCAGGCCTTTAGCACCCTGCAGCAAACGTTGACAGCAAAAATAAATGAAGACACCGAAGCCGCCAAAAACGAAGCCGTATCAACCGCCCAACAATACACTCGTACAGCGGTTGGTTACTGTGTAAATGCTGAGGGGCAAATCACTAGTGAAAGCGACGCGGTGCAATGCGTAACTGACGGCGGAACGTGGCTTGCTGGCCCACTTGCTGAGTACATCGAAAACTTACAAATTAGCGATGGTGAAAGCACAGCAAGTATTAAGCAAATACGCCAAGTTTTTACCAAAGAAAATGGCCAATTGGTAGCGCGTGGTGGTTGGACACTCGACAACAACGGGCGCATTGTTTCGATAGCCGGTTATAACGATGGTGAAACAGGCCATATCGATATTGGTGCTGATCTGCTTCGCTTTGGTGTTGTGGTAGATGGTGCGTTCGTGCCAACGTCATACATTGATAATGCTGATCCTGCGAACCCTGTTCAAGTTATCCGTGGTCGCTTAGTGCTTGGTGATGGCCACACGGTAAACAGTCTAGAAGATATCAGGGCGCAAGATGGTGCTGCGGGATCTCGTGGTGCGGGTCGCTATACCATAGCGACCTCAAATGGAATCTGGTATGACAGCACAGCCAATACGGCTGTACCCGACGAAACACCTGTATTAAACGACGTTGTTACAATTTATAAGTCGAGCAATCCTGAAGTTGAAACAACTAAGCGATTTAATGGTCGTTGGTGGGTCGATTATGCTTTGCATATCCATGGCAGTGCTGTAATTGACGACACACTTGATGCCCGAGCGATACGAGCGGGAACTCGCATGGAATCACCGCGCATTGATTTAATTGGCAACAATTTTATGAAAATAGAGTTAGCAAGTGGATTCGGCCCCGAAAACTTATGGTACTGGTATGGCCCGAAGTTTATGAAGAACGGCTTGCCAGATTTAAGCATGTGTACCCGTGCTAATGCTACAGAATGGAAAGATACAAACGGAAACAGCTTTACAAAAGGAACGTTCATAGCGGGCTCTTTAGAAAGTAGCGTAAGTACCTCTCAACTAGTCAGCAATCCGAATCGAGAGCTTGAATTTACGTCAAACGGCAACACCATTCACTTCGCTATAAGTTACTCACATCGACGTATTTATTATGGCCCAAGGGATGGTGGTCCAACATCTGTATATTGCCCATCAACACAGCAATTTCAGCCCGTCAGCGGCACGGTTTACTTAGAAAGGTGGAATGGCAGCAGTTGGGTTGTCATTTCGTCACGCTCATTCTCAGGCACATACAGTTGCGAAGATGGCTATTTTGAAGGTGAGCCTGGCACACCGAACTCACCTTATGTAGCTATGTCACTAAGCAATAAATCATGGACTTATAACCACACACCAGGTTCGGGATATCAAAAGTATCGCGTAAGAGCCGCAGTTAATAACTTTCAATCAAATTCGGGCGTAGGACAGTTTTTGTCCCTCGCAGCGAGCGAATAATTTAGAGGATAAATCATGCCAGCATTTACGGCTTCACAAGCCAGTGTTACAAACAACTCGAAAGTTGTTCAAATCAATAGTGGCGAGAGTATCGCTAATGTAAACAGCGGTGACTTCTTAGTCCTTGCGGGGTTTATTGTTGAAATTAACCGCGCGTACTTGGGTGCCGAAGGAAAAGGCTATTTTGAGCTAGTCAAACAGTGGCCTAACAGCAACCAAGCTAATCAAGAGTGTATCGTTATTCCAACAACGGGCGAATTTAAAAAAGCAGTTGAAGCGCTATCAAATGCAAACGTGTTAGTTAACGATAATTTTAAAGCACTGCAAGATTGGCAAACAAAAACGGGCACAGTCACGTTTAGTAATCAAGATGGCACGACCAGCACTGTTAAAACGCTCAAGCAGATTGAAAATGAAGCCCAAGCGCAATTAGATGAATATCACCCTAACCCTTGGGCAATGCGTAAAGTTGAGTTTGAAGCCCGTCGCGCTGCAAACAATGAAAAGTTTGCTGCAAGTGGTTTTGTGCATTTTGGCAGACACTTTGATCAGGAATACGTTAACCAAGGACTTACTTGCTACTCCCGAGCTTGGTCGTCCCCAACTACAAACAGGTTCTGGTTAGGACGTGCCTTGGACCACTCTAAGGTACTTGGTACTTCTAAAACAGGATCGGCAATTATAAATATTTCCGGTATTGTGACTAATCTTCGAACACTGGCAGATGATTATTCAGACGACTCAAGGTTGACTACGGTAAAATTACCTCCCGCAGAAGAAGGAAACAGGACTTACGACAGCGCAACAGGAGATGTAGTGATCCACGCAACCCCTACATTAGCATTTGCATCAGAAACAACCACCAACAAGGTTGTCACAGACCGTGTAGATATATGGGGTTTTGAGGCGTTTTTACGTGAAATCAATGACACTGACCCGTTTGTTTACAGGTATGGGCTGATTCAGTCCAGAGCTGTTACTGTTAATGGCATAGCAGCGGTTGATGACAATGTACGACCTATTTCTTATTTTGCTTGGTATGTAGGTGATACAACAAGTAGAGGAAGGGGTGTAAATTGGCAAACCGCAACCGAAGACCAGCGCGTTACTATTGCAAAGGACCCTGAAAACAATATCTATTTTGATGATGCTACAGGTAAGTTTTATCAATGGTCAATTAGAGGCCGAAGTTTTGCGGGTATATCTAATGGAAATTGGGTCAATGTAGACCCTAACAACTCTCTTAATTTAGAAAGTAATACAGGGGCTATTGTTACTCCACAAGGGACTTCAGATACAGGTGGTTTTGGTACTACATGGGCTACAAGTTATGGTGTATATCGTTCTGAAGTGAGTAAAGGAAAAGGTAACTTAGGGTTGTTTACACCAGCACTATCTTCGGGGAAATTAACAGACAGAGCAATAAATGGTGAATGTTATTTCTTAGTTTGCGGAACTGTTGAAAGGTTAAACAGAGGGGCTTATCACCAACTTAACTTACTTGGAGCTTCTACCTTTAAAAATGTATCAGGAGCAGGACATAGAAAATGGAGTCATAATGATATTGCTGGGGAAGTTACAGAAAAATTACAATGCTTCTCATATAGTTCTGGATCTGTCGGTTTAGATTCTGGTGATGGCAATGTCAGTTCTAATTTTTCAGGGAGGCCTGACGGTAGGTATTATGATGTTGTTTATGCAAGCGGCCAAGGTGGCGTGTGTAGAGACATGCGCTATTCAGCTTGGGGTTTGACAGATGAAGATTTTGCAGAAGAAGATTTAAAAATCAAATCAGGAAAGTATCGTGGCACTGAAAAATTACCTTTCAGTGTACCTGTTGTTGTAGGGGCTAACTCAATCACAACATACATTTCTTTAGGAGAGACACAACCAAGTTGGTGGAATGAAGATGTTTTTGGTTCTGGACCTATTGTGGACTTAGGATCTTCCGATGTATATTTTTATAACCCTACCACAGGGGAGAAATTTTATGCATGGGTATCTGGATATACAACATCAAGTAATATTGGCTGGTATCTACGGGTTGTTAAAACCGAATTTGCCAAAGGAACAACAAATCAAGATTATCATAACCTAGTTGGTGGTGATGTGATTATCTTAGAAACCACCTCTAATAAATCTCTATCAAAGGTTTCTGTATCAGACAGTTACACAATTACTGATGTGGTGGGGAGTCCTGACAATGTCTATGCCTGTGAAGATTTAAAACATGGATGGTGTGGTGGTTGGTGTAAAGACATTCCTGATGGTTCAAGCAAAGACTTTGAACTAACAAGACCTGTTGTAGATGCCCAGACATATATCTCCCCCTATACCACAGATAATGGGGTGACTTGGACAACAATCACTACAAGAACGGTGGATACTGTATCTAATAGTTTGAAAGGTATACCTTGGGATTCTAATTTTGTAACAATGATAAACTACACAGCCAAAGCAAGGGTTACAAAAACTATTGATAATAGCGAGGTTTTTGGATCATATTCAGGTTTAGGAAGGGTCTACTTTACTTCCAGAGCTAATGATTTAGAAGGCAGGGGTCTTGGATATTCTCTTACAGGTAAAATACTTAAAGATGCCTTTGGGGAAAATACATCTCAAACTGTACCTCTTACTACATGTAGATTAAGTCCATCATTGAAAACCTTAATTAATGGATACATTTCACATGCTCCCCTATTTGAGTATGGAAGATCACCATTGAATGACAGTCCAGCGTTTAAAGCACTTAGTTACAACTCCGTTGAAAAGCAGCAAGGCTTTATTAACTTCGCATATACCGAACTTCATTACGATGCTGTGGCAGGTGATTGGGGCGATGATGGCAAAATTCATATCGCAGGTAATCAAACAACAATGCTGGACGAAAACGGCCACTCCAATTTAGTCGGAATGGCACGTTGCGTAGAACCTTTAGGATGGCTTAAAAATGACAAATAAACTGAACAAAATCTTAGATTTTATCGTCCTCGATGACGAACAAAACCCCGTAACTAATGAGCAAGGTTTACCAACCTTGCTGCAGGGGCCTGTAGGCGCTAAGAATATTTCAGAGCTTATTGCTAAAGGTAAAATTGATAACCTAACAATGTTTGCAGAGCTTCAAAGTAAAACGGAGCAATGGGAATGGGCCCGTAAGTACTACGACTATTTGGTTGAGTTAAACGAAGTCAAAAAGTACAACGCAAACTTACCCGAACCAGTTGCCTCAGAAGATGGCACATTGGTTGAAGTTGAACCCAAAGCGCTACCAACAGAACCTGTGCGCCCTGGAGTAAGAACCGTTGATGAAGTGCTCGAACCGTACAAAGTCACTATTTTTAAACTGAAGCGCCAAAGTCAAATAGACAATGCGGTGGTTGAAGTCTCAACAGGTAAAACGTTTGATGCCGACGAACTAAGCATTACACGCATGGCCAACGCCCTTATTAAGCATTGGCAGCTTAACGAAGACGACACTATCCCTTGGTCAACAGCTGATGTGGCCACGGGTGTAATGGTTGAATGCACAAAGGCCGAAATTATAGAGGCACACAGCTTAGCAACCGACCACTTTGCAACAACGTGGGGGATAGACAGTGGCACTGATTAACCCTGTGGCCAATCAGCCTGGCGTGTTTTTAATGCAATGCCCGGGCTGTGACATGTTGCATGCAATTTACACTCAAGATTGCCCCGCCCCAAACCAGCCAAAGTGGGCTTTTAACAACGATGTTAAAAGCCCTACTTTCAGCCCATCGTTACTGGTTCAAGGCCACTACAAAGGGCAAGATTTTGTGTGCCATAGCTTTATTCGTAGTGGTCACTGGCAATTTTTAAACGACTGCACTCATGCATTGGCGGGTAAAACGGTGCCCATGCTTGAGGTTGACTAACAAGGGGCTTATAGCCCCTTTTTTATTGGAGAAACCTATGTTTACCATGCTTAAAACGCTAAGAACCTTGGTTTGCTACTTGTTGAGCGGTTTATTATTTATTTTGCCTTTTACTCTGCTTGCCTTATGGGCATTACTTGGTAGTAAATGGGCCTTTAACAGCTTGTATAGTTTAGATGTGCTTATTTGCAGTATTTGCCATGGTACGCACCTTGAGTCTATTTCGGCCCGCAGTTATAGGCTACGAAACGATAAGCGCTATTTATACCAAATGCTTTTTATTGATTTGTTAGCAAAACCGTTTGATGGGGCCGATCACTGTGAGCGGGCATGGCGGTGGGAAAAGTTAGTAATTAAGCGCCCTTAAAGCCGCCTAAAAAATAAGCGTTTGATCCTTTGTTGCGATCTTTACATTGCGCAATACACGTTATGTGTTATATTGATCACATCTCACAAGGTGAGTGTGAATTGGAGAGGTTAAACCTGCGAGTAGCCGCCCGCAGGTTTGTTGCTTACGTACGAGCATGAACGCAAACAAGTGTTTATTGTATGTAGCCCGCCAAAATATAGCAAGTAAACGAGCATATAGATGTCGCAAAACAATAAAAACAACGGGCTTTTGTACTGTAATCGCGTACAAAATCCGAATCCAAATTACGAGGTACCAAAAACGCACACCACACGGTTAGCGTTTATTCGTGATCTGGTTGTTAAGTGCGACCAAGTGAACATCGTTAAAAGCGATGAAGCCGTTTACATGCGCCCCGCCCTTTCACGTAACAAAATATTCTACCCTGACCGCGAAAAAGCCATGCGTGCATTAGCAAAAGCATTTTGCGAGCATGTAAACCTAGTTACCCACCAAGTACAAATTAGCTTAACAAATGCTGCAAATCAGTGTGGCTTAAGTACGATTAGCCAAGCTGAGCAAGAAAAAGCTAAAGCCGACCCCACATACAACCCAAAACCGAGCATTAGCCGCGCAAGCCGTGCGTTTAAAGATATGATCGATCTTGGTTGGATTGTGGCCCGTAAAGATTGGCAAGTATGGGACAAAGATCAGGGCCAATGGCTAGATAAATATTACGAAGTAACAGAGCTGTTTTTTAAAGCGCTAGGTATAACGCCCGAACGTGTCGAAAAGAACCGCCAGAATCGCTTAGCTTACCACAAGAAGAAAGGCGGCTTGCTAGGTTTAACAGTGTCGCAGCTGGGCAATATGTCGTTAAGCGAGATAAAAACATGGTGTCGCTTGTCACATTACCGCCGTGCCTTTGAGCGCCTAAAAGATAAACGTGAAATCAGCAAGGCTAAGCGCAGAACCTTAACTAAAACCCCACAACAGCAACGCGACATAGCGCAGCAAGTCGTTATTAAGCGTTTAGGCCAAGACCTTAACCATACCCCAATCGAAGTATTTAAAGCGCTAGTAAACCAAGAGGTTGCAAAAATGCGCAGCAAAGCGGGCTATTCGCCCCCTGACACCATCGCCAGTTAATTAACCACCACGCATAAGCGTGGCTTTTGTCGTGCTTTATAGGGCATTACAGCGCCGATCTTGGCCATGATCGCCCTACCCCAACCTTTTAGCTCCCACCCTTTTCTTATTCGCCACCTGTTTTCACTCTATTTTTAGACCTATCTCTTTACTTATACATATAAAGTGCAAGGCTGAATTGGTCTAAAGTGCTATTAGTGTGGTTTAAAGTGCAAAATTATCTTCTAACTAATAAACAGCTATATAACTTATACGCACAGCAAGCTGTGTATAAGGAAATCCGCTTCGATGGGCTATCGCCCATGGCGGTATAATTTAATGAGGTTGCCCCACTTCGCAGCAAAGCTGCGGGGGCTCCCAAGCCCCCATCTGAAAGATTAGCGCTTAAATAAGCACTGAGGGGCGTTAGGCTCAAACAATTATTGGTCTATCAAAGGGGGCATCAAAATCTGTGCCTAGCTTCGCACAGTGCGCCCATTTGCATTTTTAAACAGGTTTAGCGGGTTTGGGCTTATCATGCGCAAGCGCATTGAGTGCTCGCTTATTACTGCTGTGCTAAATAAGCCGATGTTGTGTATGTAAGTCCGATATTATTAAAGCGTGACATGTCACAGCAATTATGGGAATTAGCTTAACTTTAAATAGTGATTTGGTCGTGTTGTGGGAATTGGCTTAACTATTGGTTTAACGCTGCAAATTAAGCGCCAATGGCCGCACTGATTGTGGAAATTAGCTTAAGTTAACCTTGCCGCTAGTAAGTACCTGGCATAATAAGGCGCCAATTATGGGAATTAGCTTAACTTTAAATAGGTGATTTGGTCGTGTTGTGGGAATTAGCTTAAGTTTGGGCGCCATCAACAATGGTAAACATGATCTGGTCGACTTTACCGCCCTTTAATTTTGTTGTGTATGCCACGTTTAATGGGGTTTCTTTATTTATGCGTTTTAACGAGGGTTCTATAAAGCTGCGTTTCATTTCTGCAAAGTTATCGCGCTGTGATTCGGGCAGCTGGTAACGATCAGCTATCCATTGCGGGCTACTAATCCACACGCCGCTGCTTCTAAACTGGCAAAGGTTTTCATATAAGCGAATTGTGCGACTGTTTTTGATGGTACCGCACTCATGCAGATAAAACTTTGTGAATTGCTGCCTCAAACCGATGATGTAAGGTACCAAACGCGGGTTAAAGTCAACGCGGTAAGAACCACGACCACGGCGGGCTGCTTTTTCGATTAACCACGGGTATTCGTGTTCTTCGTATTCCCCATCCTTTGGATAAAACTTAACACTACTTGTGCTTATCTCACTTAAACCCGCCTTAACATCAGCGCTGGCCGTTGGCGTGCTCACGTTAAAGAGTGTTTGGTAATCATTCACGTAAACATTAAACTGACCATCTGTAAATCGAGACTCGATCACATCTTCATTGTTTTTCAACTGGCAAAAGCACATCCACAGCACGCGCTTAGCTTTTAGCGATAGATAATAAGCCGCTTCTGAAATTTCATTTGATTGTGTTATCAGGTTTTGCTTTTTTGTTTTTGTTAGCGCTTGCATTGTGTTGTATGGGTGTTTTATTTTTCCCCATAGTAGCATAACAACCCTGTTAATAAAGCAATTTAACTTAAGGTGATTCCCATAGTAACTTAAGCTATTTTCCATAATGACTTAAGCCAGTTTCCATACTTACTTAGGCTGTTTTCCATAATGACTTAAGGTGATTCCCATAGTAACTAGTTTTAAAGCCTTTGTTTATATAGCTTGCAGCCATGCTAAAAAGGTTTAAAAATAATAAAAATAGTAAAAAGGTTTAAAAATACCTTGTGAATAATGGGCATAACATTATGACAGATAGCAATGCAACGGTAGGGCCAGCTGTAAAACAGTTAGATAAAACACTAAATGATTTACTACTCGATCCTGTTTCTAGTTTTATGGGGCGTGCTTCTGGTAGAAGCATGGAAGGGGTTGGCATATTTGACGGCGATTTATTACTGATTGACCGCAAAGCAACAGTGAAACATAACGATGTTATTGTGGCCACATACAATGGCCTGTTTGTATGTAAAATTGCAGACATGATCAACAACCAACTTTGCTCAGCAAATCCAGATAACCCACCAATTAAATTAACTGAGCATGATCAATACTGTGTAGAGGGTGTGGTAACAAGCTCTATTCGCTTATTTAGACAACCCGCCGAATTACCCCAAATAAATACTTTGTAGATATTTAATAAATATTTATAAAATACTTGAAATAACACTTTACACCACCCCAAAGGGGCGGTATTATTGTCTCGAAGGTCGGGAATGAGTCCATGACCATAATCAGGAGATAATCCATGTTTTACCAACTTTTCAATAAAGAACAGCAAGCAGTTATTTTTGAAGCTGCAGCAATCATTGAAGCAAAAGCAAAAACAACTGCAGCTTTAACTGACCCTTTCACTGCAGCTAAGCTATGTGAAACTAAGTTAGTGACATACGCACACGAAGTGTTTGCAGTTGCATTACTTGATTCGCAAAACCGTTTAATTGAATTTGTTGAGTTGTTTTCAGGCACAATTAATGCTGCAAGCGTTTACCCGCGTGAAGTGATCAAGCTGGTTTTAGCACACAATGCCGCTGCAGTTATCTTTACACACAACCACCCAAGCGGTATTGCTGAGCCAAGCGAAGCTGACAAACACATTACAACAAAGTTAAGCGCAGCACTTCGCTTAATTGATGTAAAAGTACTTGATCACATTGTGGTAGGTACCGAAGGTCACACCAGCTTTGCACAGCGTGGTTTAATTTAACAAAAGGAGCGGGGCCAAATGGCCCCGACTACAATATGAGTGAATTACATAAACCGTATAACGTTAGTTCAGCGCCTACAACACTTGAGGGTTTTAAAAACCGAACTTTTGCTAACTCGATGGAATCGGGCGAATTTGAACAGCCTACCCCTGCCGATATACGCGCTTTGCGCTCTATAATGGGTTGGTCACAAACAGACGTTGCAAAAATAGTTGGTGTATCGTGGAACCACAAAGGTTCTACCGTTGTTCGTAAGTGGGAAACAGCAACCGATAAACCAGAGCATCGAAAAATAAGTTATAGCGCCTGGCGCGGCTTATTGTGCCGCGCTGGGGTAGTGAGCGAGTTTTAAAATATTTGCTGAATACTTTAAAAATATTTATAAAGTATTTATATGGCTTAATATACCCTATATAGTTGACTGCTAAAGACTACGTAAAGATAATCATTATAAATGGATTGAGCTAACTCAGTCGGCGTTTGTGCTTCGGTGGAGTCACCGAGGCCGCTCGCTTCCAAATTACCCCGTTTAATAATCTTATTTATCCCCTGTTTAATTATATTTAAAGTCCATAACTACACATTGCGTTGCATGTGCGCTTGGGTGAGACAGGCCCATAATGTGAGTATATTCACCAGTGCTGTTTGGTAGTAACGCGCTAGGCTCTATTTGCACATAGCGGGTAAGTCTTTTGTTAGCGTTGTCAAATTCAGTGCATCTAAATTCGATGTTGGCGATAGTGTTTGCGCTGTTATTGTTTAGTGTGAATTTAACTTGTAGTTGGCCGTTATCTAACGTGCTTTGATCAAACGTCATGCTTAGCTGTTGCATAATAGTCTGAAATTGACTTGCTTTAGCCGGTGCAAGTTGCACCGGTTCTTGTGTTTGTTGCGTACTTAAGTAAACAGCCCCAATAACACCTGCTAAAACCAAATATGTAAAAAGTGAAGTGCGCTTTTTTTCTGCCATGTGATCCTATCCTTAAGTTGTGGCTAATCTTTGATGGTAGCCAATCAGCATCGCGTATGCATCATCTAAATAAACATAAAGTATTCATAAGATATTTATTAAATATTTAATATATATTTATTAAATATTTTTAAAGCAAAAAAACAAACTTTCCACTCACTTAAATTTATTGCTGCAAAGTCATAAAGAGCATGCTATAAATACAATTATGGCAACACGTTTTGTGTTATTTGTGTTTTTTACTTCGGGGTGTGAGTTGTGATTTTGGGTGATGAAATTTCTGTTGATTTCTTTTGTGGTGGCGGTGGCGCTAGTTTGGGCTACGAATGGGCCACGGGTAAACATATTGACTATGCAATAAATCATGATCCTGCAGCCATTGCTATGCATAAAATGAATCACCCATATACAAAGCATGCACGCGAATCTGTTTGGAATGTTGATCCTGTAGCCATGTGCGCTGGTAAAAAGATTGGCTTTGCTTGGTTTAGCCCTGATTGCACGCATTTTACTATTGCGTCAGGTGGTAAGCCGGTTGAAAAAAATATAAGGGCTCTGGCTTGGGTTGTTGTTAAATGTGCTTTGCTCGTACAGGTACGTTCGTTTGGCTTTGAAAACGTCAAAGAATTTAAAACATGGGGCCCGTTAATTACAGACGAACATGGTAACTCATACCCTGATCCAGAAAGAAAAGGCGAAACGTTCAATGGTTTTATTGCTGCGCTTACTACAGGCTTGAAGCCTAATCACCCAGCATGGAAAGAGGCCGTTCAATACGCCGACATACAATACAATATCGCTTTAAAGCTAAAGCTATTTAAAGGGCTTGGCTATGACTTAAAACAAAAAGAAATAACGGCATCAAGTGTCGGTGCTGCGACCACTCGCCCACGTTTTTTTATGTTTGGTCGGTTAGATGGTAAGCCGGTTCGCTTTCCTAAAGAGCTGCCAATTGAAAACCAGAGGCCGATATCTGAATGTATTGATTGGAGCTTAGAGGGAGAAAGTATATTCACTCGTAAGCGCCCATTGGCCCAAAAAACACTAAAACGAATAGAGATAGGCTTAGATAAATTTGTGTTTAATCATCCCGACCCCTTTATTGCTCCAATTCCATTTACAAAAGCTGATCATAGTAAATTAGCAGCATCATTTGTTCTTAAATTAAGGAATGGCTGCGTTGGCCATACGATGAATGAGCCAATGCACACAATAACAAGTGGTGGTAATCATTTTTATGTGGTTAATGCGTTCTTGGTTAAATACTTTGGGACAGCCACCGCGCGGCCAGTAACCGAACCCGTTGGTACATTTACAACAAAAGACCGCTATGCATTAGTGACAGTACACAGGCAGCTTTATAAAATTTTTGATATCAAGTTGCGGGTTTTTACTCCTAGAGAGCTTTTCTTAGCGATGGGCTTTAACGAGGATTATAAAATATCGCACGATGAAAATGGTAAACCTATCAGTAAATCTGAGCAGGTTAAACGGGTTGGTAATGCAGTAAGCCCATTAGTGGCCAAGGCGCTTATAAGGGCTAACCAAGAGTCTGTATATATTAATAGCGAAGTAGCATGACCGTGTTAACCAATAGCGGTGACTTTTTAGAATACCTGGCATGCGTAAGAGAGCGGTACCGTGTTTTTGCTTTACCATCGATACATCGCGGCGAGTTCGACACAACGTATCAAATATATAAAGAAGGGCAGTGGCATGTGATTGGCCGCCACGATCCACCTAATGAGTATCTTATATTTGATTTACTCGGCGTTTACCAACAAAATGGCAAAATAAACACTACAAAATGACGAAATGTAATGGCAATTGAATTTAACAGAGTAAAAGAAGGTGAGTTTTTACGCTTACTGAAAACGCGAGCAATCAATAAAGTGATTGCCAATCAAAGCGGCCAACGCAATAAGTTTCATGTTATCGCCATCATTGCTGATACGCAAACAGCGTTTACAGTTCGTCATGGCCGTGTTGACGAACTGCGCACTTGGCGACTTGATCAGCTTGCCGCGCTGTTAAATAAGCATGGCGTAACCAGATTTGATGTTCAAATGGGCGCTGTATAGGCCATCAAGCGTAACCAATTTAATTAATTATGAAAGGTCATTGTTATGAGTGCTGCAAGAGAAATTGCCGCCAAAGCGGTTGATAATGTGGAAGGGCTATTGAAAGATATGTTTGCTGGTGAATATGCAAACAATGAGGTTTCATTAGGTGTTTTACTTGATGGTAAAGAAGAAATTCAAGTACAACTTAAAGTTACTCGCGCTCCATCTGAATTTATCGAGACAGATTATTCAGATTGGGATGATAGTTTCAAACCAATTGACGAAAACTTAAAGGCTGGTCGTTAGGCCAGTTAGTATTGGAATAACAAATTATGGCTCAAATTATTTGTCACCACAAAGGTAGATATAACCTCTATTGCACTATCAGCGATGGTTTTAGATTTGTATCTTCGATAACTTTGAATCAATTAACTTCACTGATTAAAGAGGAACAAGGAACTAATGGTTTAGAACGGTTAAGCGAAAGATTGGAGAGGGCGAAATTGTACGGAACCAGTGCTTTGCCTAGCGAGCAATTAGACGCGTTTCTGTGCTGCAATAGAGCTGGTGATAACGAAGAATTTTTAACAACCAAAGAGTGCATTAAGCGCTTTTTATCGTGATTGGAATATCTGAGGAAAGAATATGTCACTACCAAGCATTAGAAAATATTACGGCATTGACGTTAAGCGCGGTCAAGCAGTAAAGCTATATGATGGCAGAATCGGCAAAGTTCTATCTGCAAAAGGTATGCGCTTACGAGTTCTTGTGGATGGTGTTAGAGAATTGCACCAC